CTCCTCGGCGGTTTGCCAAGGGAACTCCGGCGAAACCGGAGTGTAAACAAGCTCAACATTGTATTTTTTCATTCGTCGTAAGGATTAAAACGAGCTCAGCAAAAGCCTATTTCCCTTCTCACACGAGTTTATTCTCTCTCATAAAGAGGGAACTAACGCACGCTGGACTTAAATCAACGCTTTGCGCGATTCTTTTTAGTTAACATATTGTTCCACGTGGAACAGTCGAGTTGACAGCGAGCGCGAGAATGTGCGAAGCCTCGCGCGCGCAACCATGAAGGCAAAATGACACGAAACGATACAGTTGATCGCCTGGCGGATTTGGTTGAGGCCGACGAATCCTTAGACGCGAGCAAGGACATGCGCTCATTTCTCAACGGCATTGCCGGGTTGCGCCGCTTCATTGTTGCCGCCGCGATCCGCGCGCTCACCGCCCGCAAATACTACTTCTCGAAGGAGAAAAAAGAGATGGTCTTTGAGCCGGACAGCGGCACGCAAATGAAAGCAGCGGCGTTCCTTGCGGCCTATTCTGACGGCCTACCGATGCAGTCCACGGTCAATTTGAACGTGGAAGCGGGCGCCAAAGGCTTCTCGATGGCCGATGCGTTGGCGAACTCGCCGGCGTTGCGCGACTACATGCGCGCCGAGCTGGCCAAGGTTGAGGCGAAGGCGCTTCCGGCGTAGTTTACCAACGAGTTGCGAAATCTGGCGAGTATTTCGCGGCGTTTCCGCGCTCTGCGCGTTGCGCTATCGCCTGGCCCCCAACGCTTTGCACACGTGCCGCCGTACAATAGCTATTTCGTTTGGTCTCGCGCAATCCTGACGCGTTGCACTTGCCGCGCGTCGTGCGCTCGGGTGATGGTCCAGACTGGCGGCGCGATTCGAAAAAAAGTCGTAGCCGGGTATGCCCCGATTCAGGCTCGGCTTCGTGGTCCAAATCATCCTCACATTCGAATCTCTTAAAAAGGGTCCCATCTGGCCGCGGGAAAGGGTCCAATCCAGGGCCGGCGGAAAGGGGTGGGTGGGGGCCAGGGCTGGTGGCACCGGGCAGAAGGCTGGTGGTGGCAGGCAGAGATCCGAAACGTGGGAAGAGGCGGTTCCTTTGGCCCAGGCTGAAAGGTGGGTATCAGCGTAGGGACCATGATCGAACTCGAGGTGTGGCGAGGAAAGGAGCAAGGGTGTGGGGCAAACTGAGAGATGGAGAGGAGAGAAGTGGCAGGCGAAAAATAGTTGAAAAATAGGTTTGACTTTATCCTCTGGTGGTGGGCAACTGCTCGGCAGATTCGCAGTTGACCCTTACCACGGTAGCAAAAAGTTTTGCAAGATGATGGTAAATAAGGAGTTACAGCGATGGCAAATGGTTAAAAGGGTTGCCAAGATTTGCTATCCAGTGATCTGTGGTGAGTTATGAAATGGTCATTTGCCAGCGGAAAACAGGCATGGCAAGCGACAACGCAAGTCTGCGCAGTTCTTGGAAGCAGTTGCCAAGATTTGCGCAGATTTAAGGTAGGGGTGTAAAAAGGAGGTCCAAAACGGCCGGCAGAGAAAGCTTGCAAGTGCTGCGTGATGTAGTTGTGCTCTAGCCGAAATGAGGCATCAAATTCTCGAGAAGTTGCCGGAAGGCGCGAAGGCGATCACCGAAAATCCGCTGTATTTCGTGACTGCGGACGGCCGGGTTTATTCGACGATGAGGGGTGCGGTGAAGATGCTGCGGCCGGCGCGCGCGGGAAAAACGGACTACCGCAAGGTGAAGGTTGTGATCCCGGGGCATCCGGCGGGGTTCAGGTTGCTGTCCGTGCACCGCCTCGTCGCGCTGGCGTTTGTGCCGAACCCGCTGGGGCTGCCGGAGGTCAACCACGAGGATCTGGACAAGGGGAACAACGCGGCGGGCAACCTGACGTGGATGACGCACAAGGGGAACCTGGCGCACGCCCGCGCGGCGCTCGGCAACTGGTCCCCGAGGAACCACCCGAACCAATGCCAGCGGTACGTGGCGTTTCCGGCGTGGCCGCTGGCCGATCCGTTCAACGCGGGCAAGGTGCTCGAGTTCACGTCAGTCAAAGCCGCCTGCGCGCACTTCGGGAAGAAGTACGCGACGTTCGCCCCGATGGTCAGCCGGGCGGTGGCGAACGAGTGGAAGGCGCTGGGACTGTGGTGGCGGCGGGTTGAGGAACCCCCGGCGAACGAATCGGTCGACTGACGATGACCAACCACGAACGACAACTGCGCCTCGCGGGGCTGGCCTGCCAGCAGCGATACGGGAAAAGGGCGGAGCCGATCCTCCGCGCCCTCGAGCACGCGATCGACATGCACCGCTACCAGCGGTGGGCCGGGACGCAGGGCATCTATGCCTTTCGCCCAAAGCCGCGCCCCGTGCGCCTGCCGCGGGCCCAGAAGCAGCTCACGCCCAGATGACGTGGATCCGGTCGCCCCGGATGATCGGCTTGGTCTCGGGCCCGTAGGCATACGGGACGGCGTAGGTCACGACCGCGATCGCGTCGCCCTGCCCCAGCCACTCGACCACCGCCACCCAGAGCAAACGCCCGTCCGCCTCGTAGCCGCGCATCATCGCGCCGATGCGGCCGAACATCTCGGGCGCCCCCTCGGCCTGCGTGATCGGCAGCTCGTGGTCGTAGATGAGCTCGGCGCGCGCGGTCATGGCCAGATATAGTGGATCTTCTGGCCAACGGTGAACAGCGGGATGTCCGGCGCGACTGGGACGGCATGCGCCCATTCGATAGCCACGATGCAATCCCCGTCGCCCATAAACGTGACCGTCCCGGCCCATGGGTTGTTGAGCGGACTCCAACAGGCCAGCACCGGTGCGCCCAAGTAGAACTCGGCCCCCCATTCGGGCGGAATCGCGATCTCGCGGTCAAAGTCCATCTCGCTGCGCGGGGTCATTTGAGCTCGAGATAAAGCAGCAGCGCCAGGCACACCGCCAGCGCCGCGACAATCAGCCACAGGCAGAACTCGAGGGCGCGGTTCGACGGCGGCTTCATGTGTTGCTCACGGGTTTCTCCCAGTATTTGCAGGCAGGCGACCGCGCCAGAATGTCGGTCCCCGGGCCGCCGGTCCAGCGCGCCTTCACGAGCGCGCACTTGAGATAGACTTTGGCGTGCTCGACGCGGGCATAGTGTTCGCAACTGCGGCAGGTTTCCCCCGCGGGTCCGGTGCCGGGCGGCGCGGCATAACCCTTGCGCGGAGTGGGTTTGCGCTTCCCATCGCTTGGCGCGGGCAGCTCGCGCTCAAGAAACGGCTGCCCGAACAAGTCAACATCGGGGCTCATGTTGGTGGCGCCATCCGGACGTTCCCAAGCGTGTAGGAGCCGGACGGCACGGTGCGCGCGAGCCAGCCCTTGGCGCACGCCTCGGTCAGCCTGGTCGTGACCGTGCGGCGTGACACGCCAAACTCCTCCTCGCATTTGGCGGCGATGGCGTCGGCTTTCATGTTGCCGGCGCGCACGCACTCGACGACATCCCGGATCGTGAGCGTCTTGCCGCCGCGGGCCCCCTCGATGTCATCGCGCCACGCCTGCACGCTGAACTCGGGATCCTCGCGATAAACCCCATGCTCAAAGATGAGTCCCTTGGGCTCGAACTTCTTCACGTTGTTGACCTTCTCGCAGGTCAGCACCAGGCGGCTCGAGTCCTCACTGTGCCCTGGCCAGAGCGCCAGTTCGCAGCGCGCGCTTGAGACGAGGGCCTTGCTTCCCCTCCCGAGCGACCCGCCCGAGAAGTTGTTGCCCGCCTCGATCGCCGTCGATTTGCCGGTACGAGCGTGGTGGATCACGAGGTCGGCCGCATCCGGGCAATTCACAGCGAGGGCGCGCAGCAGGATCTTGAGCGTGCGGCGCACCTCCTCGTTGTCGTTTTCATTCCCCTCGATCATGTTCCCCCATGGGTCGAAGACCACCACATCGGGTTTCACGAGGGCGAGGGTCGCGTGGAGTTTGGCGCACGCATCAGGATCGGCGAGGGTGATGATGCCATCGTCCGGCTGGTCGATCACGTGGAGGAAAAGATTTTGGTCGATCAAGTCCTGCTCGGCTTTGGTGAAACTTTTGTAGAACCACTCGAGGTCGGTTTTCTGGCGGGTGGGGTCATTCTCGTTCCCGAAGAACAGCCACTTCGCCGGCCCGTTGAGCGTCGGCACGCCGAAGAATTCGCGGCCTGTGATGTGCAGGCAGGCGAGCCAGAGGGAGAGGCGCGACTTGCCGACGCCCGGCGGGCCGATGAGCGTCGTGAGTTGGCGCCGGCGAATGTAGCCCCCGCCCAGGATGTCGAGGTTGGGGGGCGGCTGATACGCGCGGAACGCGGCCGGCTGCCAGACGGAATACGCGTTGCTCGTTGGGCTGCCGTTCAACCCCTGGCTCGTGATGAAATCGACCTCGTGCCGCACCTGCGCCATGAACTCGGGGAGATCGACATTCGGCTGGTAGGCGCGCTCGGCGGCGGCCGTGGACACGCGGATCATCTCGCGCAGCGTCCAGAGGTCGTTCAGTTTCTTGATGAAGTACGCCGCCTGCGCGGTGGTCGGGCTGGCTGAGGAAATCTTTACCAGATACGGATACCCGCCGACCGCTTCGAGTTGCTTTGACGCGATCAATTCCTGGGCGAGTACCGCGGTATCGACCGTCTCCATGCGGCCGGCCATGTCCACGAGTTTCTCGTAGATCAGGCGGTTGGCGGGCGAGTAGAAGGCGGCGGCCGGCAGGTGGGACGCGATGCAGCGGCCGATCGTCTCCCGGCCGTCGAGCAGGATGCAGGATAGCAGGTATTCCTCGGACTCGGAGGAGTAGGGTAGCACGCGCGCGGCCTCGCGCTGGATGAGCGGACGCACGGGCTCGTCCTGAAACGCCGGACGGCCGGACCACCTTGGCTCCTCCAGCGGCGCGTGAGACTCAACCACCGGCTCCTCGACGGGATAGCGGATGGGATTTTTTTTCAGCCTGCCGGGCGTGAACGAGGGCTTTGATTCCGGTGTGACCGGATTCAAGGGCGGATCGTCAGCGAGGTCGAGGGATTCGCTCATGGCATTTGGAGTTTACGTAGTTCCTCGGTGATAACGTCCCGCTCGCGCCCATTGCGGCGCAGCTTGGCGAGCAGCCTCTTTTCAATCTCCTCCGGCTGGTGATAGCCGCAGCGCCCGCCGCGCACGATCGGAAGCCCACACGGCTGCCCGTGTTTATTGATTGCCGTGCAGGCGCCGTATCTGGCTTGGGCTGGATGGCTCATGTCAGGCGGTCTCCTTCGATTTGCCGGATCCAGCGGAAGAAGGGTTCCGCGACTTGCGGGACGATCGCGTTGCCGACCGCGTGTAATTGCAATTCAGCCAGCCATCCGGGTATCCCATCAACCACAGGCTGAATGCCGGATTGAGCATACCATCGCCTTTCCGTGAGTTTTCGATCTCGTAGATTCGGCGCGGCAACTGATCCGTGCGATTCCTGTCGCCCGAGCGCCGGGCCATTCCCGGTGAATCCTTCCAGTCTCGTGCGGTCGGGGTGGGCAGCAAAAATCCAGACTCGGTTTCGGTAATGTCCCGCGCCAAAGGCGGCAGCGGGTAGGCAGTCCCACCACACATCATACCCGAGCGCGGCCAGTCCACCGAGGATTCCAGCGAAGGGCCGCCCAGATTCAAGGGTAAGGATTGCTGGTGGGTTTTCAAAGAGCACGTAGCCGGGTCGAAAGAGGCCAACGCATCGGAGGGCGTCAGGCCAAAGCCATCTCTCATCATCGGTGCCGAGTTGTTGCCCAATGAGGCTTGCAGGCTGGCATGGAACCCCGCCCGTAAGCGCAAGGACCGGGCCAAGCGTGGCGTCGGTGATACGCGTGATGTCCCCGAGGTTTGGGATTCCGGGGAATCGCTCGACGAGGACCCGGCAGGCGAAGGGTTCGATTTCACTGAAGGCGACGGTCGCGAAGCCGGCGCGAGCAGCAGCGAGCGCGAAGCCTCCGATGCCGGTGAAGAGGTCGAGGTGGGTGAGTCCATCGCTCATTCGACTCCAAAAAGTTTGGCGATCGACTCGGTGGTGATGACGCGCGTACCGTCGCTGAGCTGGTGCACTCTCAGGCTCAGGCCGTTGATTTCGATGTGGCCGAAATGCGTCGCGTAGAGTTCGCCCGGATTCATGTACGTCGGTTCGGGGATCGCTTCCCACTTCACCTCGTCGAGCAGTTTGGCGATGGCGGCTTTGTCGGTCATTTTAGCGCGAGTAATCCAGACGACTTCAGTTCATCCATCCGCTCATAAAGAGTGCGGCCATCCCGGCCAGTCGCGAAGGGCAAAAACAGTTCCGTTGCCTCGGCCTGCTCAAGTTCGATGAGAGCCAACTGGGCCAAGGTCCATTCACGCACTATGCGCCACGCGACGCGAATCGCTTGCTCGCGATTGTTCTCAAAACGACGAGGGATTTTCCCACCGCAGGCTTGGCGATTGAGAATCTTGACTGCGTTTTCCACTCGTGCCGGCAGTTTGAAGGCCAAGGACCCATGGCTCGTCATAATCTTGAAAGTCAGCGTACTCGGCTGATTCGTCACCGGATCAAACTCCTTCATGATCGCCGAGGCGCCAGCGAGAGAAAGAGCTTTTTCGATCTCGGCCACGGTTCGCTCGGCATCGATCTGCGTAGTGTAATTTAATAGGGGCATGGGAAAAAGAATGCCGCCACCCTCAACGCCAAAGAAAACAGACCTCCGCGTAACCCCTTACGCGCTTTGACTCGGGTGGCGGCAAATTGGAACGATGGAGGTCTGACATGACTGGGGTGAGGAAATGTCAATTCGCTCTGACCTCTTCTCGCAAGATTAACTTGTTCACAGGCCAACTTTTTCTGCTTGGCATTTTCATAGGCGTGTGAATTCTGCGCAGCGACATGCCCGACCTGACCGACCACATCCGCTGGCTTGACCGCGCCATCCGCGAGCACGGCGAGCACCAGACCCGCGTGGCCCAACTCTGGAAAGACTTTTCCGCCGATGTGCGGAAGCGCCGGCTCGCAAAGGGACTCATCCTGAAGCAAGTCGCGTACATGACGGGCATCGGCCAGGGGACCCTCTTCTATCTCGAGCACGGCAAGCGCGAGTGGACGCTGGAGAAGGCGCGGCTCGTGGCGAAGGCACTCAAATGAGCAAATCCTGCAAATCCAAATCCGGGCGTCGCGTGTCGAAATCCGGCCTGCATAAAATCGCCCGCTACCTGCTCACCCAAGGGAAGAACAGGGGGCCCAAATACAAATGACGCCCGAGAAAAAAGAACTGATCCGTTTCGGCAAAGCCGTCCGCGCGCAGCGGCAACTGCTGCGTTTCAAACAGTATGAAGTGGCCGGGATGGTCGGCATCGACCCGCGCACCCTGGCGAACATCGAGTGGGCGAGGCATTGGCCGAGCCTGCCGGTTTACGTGAAGCTCGTGGCGGCGCTGCAACTGCCGAAGCCCGCCTTGTTCCTGTGAACGATGAGCAAAAGGCGCGCTGGCTCGAGGACAAGCAGGAGGATGAACGGCTGCGCGCAACCAACGACACCCCAACCCCTGTGAGCAACCCCAACGTCATCCATCTCCGCCGGCTGAGCTTTGGCGCCCTGTGCATCGAGGGCGACTGCAACCAACCGCCGCGGTCTGAGGCCATGAAGACCCTCGACATCGATGGCGACATGCCGAAACTCGCCAAGGCGATCGGCCTGCAGATGGGCGATGTGTGCGTGGACGCCGGAGCGTTCATCGGCGACACGGCCGAGGCTTTGTTCAAGGCCGGCGCCGGCGAGGTACATGCGTTCGAACCCTTCTTTGATGCCTACGTCTGCGCGGTCTTCAACAACCGGAATAATCCGGGCGTCACGATTTACAATCGGCCAACCGGCAACGGCGAGCGGGTGAAGTTGGTTTACGATTGCCCGGGCCCGAACTTCGGGATGCGCAGCGTCACCCCGGACGATGGGCCGACATCGTTTGCCACGGCGCGAATTGACGAACTCAAGCTGCCCGCGTGCAAACTGATGAAGATCGATGTGGAGGGCGCGGAAATCCCGACGATCATCGGCGCGAGCGAGACCATCGCGCGGTGCCGGCCGTGGCTTTTTGTCGAGATGTATGCCGAGGCGCTCGCCAAGCGCGGCTTCACGCCCGCGGATTTGGAGAAAGTCATCCGCGACCGCGGATATGAACTGACGATGTGGGGCGAACCGCCGCGGTGGGACTGGCTCTGCCGACCATTGTGACACTCATCCCCCAGCCAGCCCTGCGCACGCTCTCGATGCGCGACCAGATCGGCGACTTCCTCAATGCCCGGGGTTTGACCGGGAAGGGCGTGGAGGTTGGCACGCTCTTTGGCGCCTATGCGACCGACATTCTGAAAACGTGGAAGGGTGAACTCTACTGCATCGATCCGTGGGTCAACCAGCCGGAGGACGTGTATTTTGACGGCGCGAACAAGCACGACATGAACAGCGTTTTCGAGCAGGTGAAAAGCAACATCGGGCGCCACCCACGCTGCCACCTGCTGCGGATGATGAGCCTCAACGCCGTCCCCAAATTTGAGGACGGCGAACTTGTTTGGGTTTACCTCGACGGCAATCACGCGCTTCCGTTCATACAGGCGGACATCGCGGCCTGGTGGCCAAAGGTGAAGATCGGCGGTATCTTCTCCGGTCATGATTTCTTCACGCGCTACGACAAGGACACGAATAGCGATGCGCTGACCGCCGTGATGGATCTGGTCGAGATCATCGGCGTTCGCCCACACGTGACGTGGTGCACGTCCTGGTGGTTCATCAAGACGGAAGAAGCCGACCAGAAATTTCGCGCCGCCAGTCAAGCCGGCAAACTGACGCGGCCGGTTTACACGGACAACACTGCGCTCGATCTTGTGGTGGTGCTGCCGGTCGCCCGTTTTGACTGGAACCTAGCGATGAAGTGGCTGAAGTGGGTGGCTTCACTGGCCATCCCTGAGACATCTGGCATGGACGGTAGAGAGAAATTCCCACTGGTAGTCTGGTCAACACCCGCGCTGACGAGTGAACAGTTCGAGCAATTAGGTGATGCAGCCGAACCACTCCAGATTGTGCCGGAGATATGCAGTGGTTTGGAAGAAATCGGTTACTTCGGATCTCCGAATCAGATGTTCAAGGGAGCGCTAGAGTATTGTGAGAAAGAATTTCCCGGGCGCGCGATGTTGTGGGCCGAGGCCGATACCGTCCCAATGAGACAAGGGTGGTATGGACAGATCCTCGCCGAGTACCGCGCCTGCGGTCGGCCCTTCATGGGCGACGTGCAGCGCGCAGGCGACATCCCGCACCTCACAGGCAACGCAGTCTATCACCCAAACTGGCGTAAGTTGGCGCCGTCGCTGGCAGCGATGGGCCAGGAAGAATGTGGTTTCGATTCCCTCTGCGCTCACGACATCCTGCCGCGGGCGCACTACGCGAAGACCATTCAGCAAATCTGGCGCCCGCCGCTGCCGATTACAGAGGCGTGGGCTCAGAAGAACATCAAGCCGGAGACCGCACTGTTCCATCAGTGCAAGGACGGAAGTTTGATTGATGTCCTCTGTCTGCGGGCCAACCAACCACTGATCCCGCTCGCGCCGGCTTTGTGCGCCTCGACCTACGAGGCCCAGAAAAGAGTGCTTGCGCAACGCAACGAAGTAAGGCCCAGCCTGCGCATCGAACACGCGCCTGGCGACCGGATGGAAATCCTGATCGTGACCCACCAGCGCGACACGGAGTTTCTGCGCTACTGCCTGCGGTCGATCTCGATGTTCACCGCCGGCTTTCACGGCGTCACGCTCGTTGTACCAAACTCAGAAAAACACCTCTTTGATTGGGCAAAAAAAGGAGTGAAGTTTCACTTCTTCGATGAGATCCCCGACAAGGGGCATCTCGGACATTTGATTCAGAAATGCCGGGCGGACGAAATCTGCCCGGAGGCTGATTACATCCTGCACCTCGATGCGGACTGCATGTTCTGGCGGCAATGCACGCCGGCGGATTTCATGCAGAATGGGAAGCCGATATTGGTTCGTGAACGATACGCTGACTGTGGGAAGAGAAATGAAAATCGCTTGTTTTGGCAGGGAGCGGTTGAGCGCGCGTTAGGCTTCACGCCTGAGTGGGAGGGCATGACCAAACATCCGAACGCACATCGGCGTGAGACCTACCGACGACTGCGCGAGATGGTTGAAACGCACACCGGCCAGAGCTTCGACGACTATGTGCTGTCGGGACAGAATGCCTTTCCGCAACATTTTGCAGAATTTCCCGCGCTTGCGGCGATCGCGATCAGAGATTTTCCAGACAAATATCACTTTGTTGATTACGACCGAGAAGAAGATGGGCGCATGTGTGGCATTGATCCCAATACGTCGTGGCAAGCAATCTACCGCTATGATCGGGATTTCCTTTGCGAATTCTGGACCCATTCAGGAATAAAGCGCTACGAGAAAATAGCGGAGGCGATCATGCAGGGGAAGGCGCCGGCGTTTCACGTGAAATAAAATGGTCCAAGCACTGCACGAATTCTCGAGTCCGTTCGCACTCACGCTTCAGAAGGTGAGCGGCATCTACTGTCTCGTGAACACCACATCAGGGAAGTTTTACATCGGCTCTACGACGAACTTCTACAAAAGATTCTATCGGCACAGGGCCGAACTAAGGGTTGGGTGTCACGCCAATGGGCATCTCCAGCGATCGTTTACTAAGAACAATGAAAACGATTTCATCTTTGTCGTGCTCGAAACCTGCCCAAGACGGGTGCTACTAGAGAGGGAAGAGGGTTTCGTGAAGCAATTCGTGGATGATCCGAATTGCTACAACATCGTCAGGAGCGCGCTTCGCTGCCCCGGGCACACGTTTTCACTGGCGACGATAGAGAAAATGCGACTGGGCCAGCTAAAAATATGGAATGATCCAGAGAGAAGGGCGCGGTATTCCGCAGAGAGAATGGGGCGTAAACTCACAGCAAAGCATATCGCCGCGACATCGGGTGCCCATTGTCTCCCTTATGATGTGACCGGACCCGATGGGACGCGGCACGTTGGAACGAATCGCGCCGCATTCTGTGAGAAAATTGAAGTAAGCAGATCGTACTTCCATCGGTTACTCCACAGCCAAGTCAAAGCATGCAAGGGATGGACGCTAACAAAGTGATGGTCATCGCGCTCCAGTATCATGAGGGCGACAAGGCGGACGCCATGCGCCTGATGCGATTGATCGCCGACATCGAGGGCGGCTGGCGTGACGACGTTTATTTTCTCTGCGTTCACACGGCAGAAGCCGGACCTTCGTGGGAGAACATCCGACTGTTACGCGGGATGATGGTCTATGATTACGCAGTTGTTGGCGCACCCAAAGGCTGGCCGGCCGGCCCCAACTTTATGGCCAAAGCTGCGCTCGACGAAATTCTGCGCCGGTGGCTTTATGCCGGCTGGAATGAAATCGATGGCGTGCTACTGCTCGAGCCTGATTGCATCCCGATCCAGAGAGACTGGATCGATCAGTTGATGGCCGAGTGGAAAATTGCGCTTGCGGCGGGCAAGTGGATGATGGGGACGTGGCGCGATGGCGGCGGCGGCCACATCAATGGGAATTGCGCGGTCCGGCCTGATTTCGCACGCCTCGTCGATTTCAACAATGTCCCGAAGGACTTGGCTTGGGACTGCGCAATCGCCCCCTACGTCAAAGACCACTGGCATGTGACGAACCTGATTTGCAACCGCTGGAAGGAAACGGCGCTGACCGACGAGCAGATCGAAACTCACCGCGACGGCGGGGAGGTGAAGCCAGTGCTTTTGCACGGGGTAAAAGATCAATGCGTTTACGAATACGCGCGGAGGAAACTTTGCCCGTGACCGACATCACCTTCAGCGTGCTCCACGCCACCCTCGGCCGGCCGGAAAAGGCCATCGCCGCGATGCTGCTATTCCATGACCGCGCGCAGCACCCTGAGAAAGTGGAGTATATTTTATCGGTGAACAGCGACGACGATACCCGTTTCCCATTGGACATGCACCTGCTCGCACATGCCCCGCGCCTCAAGTTTGCTAGATACCATACGGTGGCTTCGGACGCGCTCGGCTCGGCGGCGGCGTGGAACGCGGCGGCGCAGGTTTGCTCAGGCAAGCTACTCGTGCAGGCATCGGATGACATCGAGCCGGCGGATAAATGGGACGCGATGCTCATGGATGTTATTTCAGGTAATGAACGTCTGCAAAAAGAGGGAAAACCATTCTGCATCGCCGTCAGCGATGGCTACCGAAAAGACGCTCTTTGTGTGACGGCGATCTGCTCGCGGGACTACATGGCGATGGAAGGTTACTTTTTGAACCCGCAATTTTTGTCAGTCTGGAGTGACGACCATTGGACATATCGCGCCCTACGCAACGAACGCGACGGCAAATCGTATTTCATTCAAGCGCGGCAGATCGTGTTTCTGCATCAACACCATTATCACACGAAAACCGTTCCTTGGGATAACACGTATGCCAAGCAGAATTCGGCCGTGGCCTACCGGGTGGGCGAAAAACTTTTCCGCGAGCTCAATCCGCGCGCGGCGACTGACGGACTCAAAACTTGGTAACATGAACGCGCGCCTCTACATTTGCATACCATGCCGCAATCGCCGGGCCATCGCCGAACTCTGCCTTCCGACGGTCAAGGCCGGCGCGGTGAAGGGCGACGAGATGGTGTGCTACAACGATGGGTCGAGCGAGTACGGTTCCGAGTTCCTGCATGGGTGCGGCGCCGATGTGGTGGTCGATGGCCGGAACATCGGGATTCAGGCGCAGCGTCGAAACCATCTCAAAGAATTCCTGAACCGAATTGAGTTCACGCACCTCTATTTCACCGACCTCGATGCGATGCACGATCCCACCTGGCGCAGTCACGGACTGCGTTTGCAGCAGGAATACGGTGGCGCAGTTTGCCTCTACAACACGCAGGCGCACGTGCGGCTTCAGGGGAACACGATCGAGGATGATCCGGCGAAGGAAGTCATTTTCCGCGGTGTCGCGCCAGGCATCAGTTATCTCCTGACCCGCGCGCAGGTGGAAGGATTCAAGGACTACATCCCCGTCCTCCAGCATTTCGACTGGGAAATTCCCGCGCTCCTTGGGAATCGGTTCACGGTCTCCCGAGTTTCATTCGTGGACCACATCGGCTACGGCGGGGAACGCCATCCTGCGAAAGAGGGGTATGATGGCGGGGACGTGGCGCTCAACCCAACGGCCCGATTGATCCAGATGCGGCGCGAGGTGGTCACGAAATTGAAAGCCGATGAAACTCAATCTTCGCATTAGCACGCAGACAAACCCGGACGACTTCCCGTGGCTCATCGAGAAGCTGCGGACAACGTACTGGGGTTGGTGGTTGACTGAGGAACGCATTCGCAAAGGCGTGGAGAACTCGCTCTGCTTCTGGGTCGAAGAGATGGAATTGATTCAGCCGATCGCCTTCGCGCGGGTCGTCACAGACAAGACGATGTTTTCGAGCATCGTGGACTTTTTTGTGATCGAGGACTGGCAGCGCCGCGGCGTGGGCACGAAGCTGATGCAGGCAATCGTGACGCACCCGGACGTGAAAAACACGGTCTGCGTGCTCGCAACCCGAGACGCCGCCGGCTTCTACTCGCGCTTTGAGTTTGAACCGGCAGTCGATCCCGTCCTCAAGAGGAACCCCGCATGAGCGAACAAGCCATACTCAAGGAAGCCATCCGTTCCAACGCCGGCGTGTGGTTCGAGACGATGGGCAGGATTTGGCCGAAGGACAGAAGCAAGGGACTCATGCGGCCGCAGATGAACTATCTCCAGCGCCTTGTGCAGAAAGTCGTGGCAAAAATGGAGGCGGATAAACTGCCGATTCGCATCATCGGGCTGAAGCCGCGGCAAAAAGGCAGCACAACTTTCTTTAGCGCGCTCGACTACCACTACATGCGCAAGATGTCGGCTTCAGCGGTTGTCATCGGAGGGCAATACAGCCAGACCTCGGAAATCTGGAGCATGCTCCAAACCTACCAGAACAATGACGTTTTCGATTGGGGGAACACCGGCAAGATCGATTCGAAGACTGGCAACTGGTCAAACGGCAGCCGGCTGAAACAGGAAACCGCTGGTGACGCCCAGGCCGGCATCGCCGGGACGAATCAAATTCTTCACGCCACGGAGGTCGCGCGCTGGGCCCGCTACGGCATCGCCAACGCCGGCGATGTGCTCGCGAACATCCTGAAGTGCGTGCCGCTGCTCCCCGATACAATCGTCATTCTTGAGTCCACAGCTGAAGGTGCCTCCGGGCCATTTTTTGAACGGTGGTTGCCCGCAGTCGATGCCGAGGATTATCTGAGCGGCAAGATCGACCTGAAGCCGGGCGACGTGGTGCGCGTGTTTGCTCCGTGGTTCGAGTTTCAAGATTCCGCGATGCGGCTGACTCCTGCCGAGAAATTCCAGCTCGAAAAAACGATCGACGACGAGGAATGGTATTCGGGCGAACGCATGCTGATCGAACGCTACCGGCACGACGACGATGCTGGCACCCCGCACCTCGGGAAGAGCGTCCAAGACTACGATATGTGGGAGCAACTGGCCTGGCGCCGGTGGGCAATCAAGGAAGAGTGCAAAGGCGACAAGCAGATTTTTGACCGGGATTATCCCCATTCTTGGCAGGACGCCTTCATGAAATCCGGCAATCGGCGTTTCAACGCTGCCGGGCTTTCCGTATTGCGGAAAAGGATGGGGCTGCGCGTGGCGATGCCCGGAGTGCTCGAGGAAACGAAGTCGAGGACGATCGCCTTTCGCCCCACTGAGCGCGGCGAATCAAACATCATCATCTACGAGAGGCCGCAGCCCGGGCGAAAATACATCCTCGCGATCGACCCGATGACCGGCGCGACGCAGACCGGCAGCGTGGATCCCGACTACCATGGCGCGCACATTCTGCGCCAGGGGTACTGGGATGGCAGCGGCAAGTGGAACCGCACGGCGGCCGTCGCTCGCATCATCAAATGCCGTTTCGACATCGACGTGCTTGAGGATGTCGCGTGGAAACTGGCGCGCTTCTACGGCGGCCACATGGGGTGCATGATCGCGATCGAGATGAACATGGACCGCGGCCTGACCGAACTCCTGAAACAGCGCGGCGCGAATCTCTACATGCGTGAGATTTTCAACCAGCTTGAGTTTAAGAAGACGAAGGCGCTTGGCTACATCACGAACGAAAAGACGCGCGAAACCCTGGTCGAATGTCTTGCGCAAGCCATCCGCGAGTTCGATACGCCGGGCGACGGCATCGACATCTTTGATCCCGACGCAATCGAGGAATGCGAGAATTTCATCGTGAAGATGAACGGCCGATCAGAGGCCGGCGAGGGCAGCAAGGACGACGATGTGATTGCGATCGCGCTTGGTCTGCTGCTCATCGACCAGGCGATGACCTACATGCCCAACCGCGGCGGATTCGGTCTGCCCCCAGACCTGCAAAACCTCGAAACTAAGCCGGCAGGATTAGGATCAGCGTTCTCATAAAACTTGCTTTTTGCATTGCGACGGCCAAGAGGATTCAGCCGTCGCATGAACATGCCGAAACCACGTGGTCTTACGAGAACAGGTGCGCGCCTCCCGGTTGGCGCTCCAGTCGCGGGACGTGCGGGGGTTTTTCAACCGCCCCCCGGTGCCGCGAGCCCGGTAATGAATCAAGGAATGCCGCAGCGTGGGTTTGCGCCGATTCCAGGCATGCAGCCGCCGGCTCCCACCGCCGCTCCCGCTGCGCCGCCCGCGCCGGGTCAGCCGGGCCCGGACGGTAGTACCGATCTTCTGGCTTACGGCCGCGCGAACGGAATTGCCGCACCCGGCGCAAATTTCGACCAGACTGCAAACCACCCCGGCGGCGTGAACATGCTCGCCTGGGGTCCTGACAACGGCATGCCCCGACCCGGCGCCGTCAGCGGTATGACTCCCGCGATGGCGCCGCAGGTCGCCGCGCAGCCGCCGCCACCGCCGCAGACCGAGCGCGCGAATCCCTTGGGCGGCGATGTCAGTTCCGTCATGCCCGGCCAGAGCGCCCCGTTCACGCCACCGCCTGCTCCGGGATTCGCCAACATGAGCCCGATTGCGCGGATTCCGCCGATCACGAATCAACCGATGCAGCCGTGGCAACCATCGCCATCGGCATCCTACGGCGGCGCGCAGCCAAATCCGGCTACTCACGTTGGCGGCGAAGGCAGCTACATGCGCAGCTTCACCAACCCGCACTCGGCCGGGATGTATGATTCTTACGTGAAAGGTCTTTTCGGATCCAAGCCGTCGCCGCAACGCACCCCCCTGACTCGCGCCCCTGCGCCAATGAGCTATGCGGGGGATTGACCCCCCGCCATGGCCGACGACATTGACCAGACGGATCAGGAGCAAGGCAACGTAGCAACGGCGCCGGTGCCCGAGGGTACGCCGGTCATCAATCCGGCCGGCCCGCCACCGCCGCCCCCGGTCATCAATCACGGGCGCGCACTCGGTTTCAGCCGTCGTGGGAATCAGGTGCCACGCGGTTCAGACGCGCCCCCGGCTCAAGTGCCAGAGCCGAGCGACACACCGCCGCCGGAAATCCAACCGCCCGAACCCGGAATGCCGGCCGAGCCGCTGGCCGCAGATGCAACTGAGCGGCACGCCGCGGCGCGCGCGGCCCTGCTGAACACGGCGACCTCAGCCTGGAAGGACGCCTATTCGAACTCCCAGCCGGTCTCACCAAACGGCCCGGTCATCACGCCCAAGCAATACCGGGATGCGGAGATCGCCGCTGACCGGCAGGCCGGCGAGGCCCAGTCGCAGAATCTTTACACGCAGCGGACGAATAACGCGAAGACCGAGGCGCAGATGCGCGCGAGCGGCCAGCAGTTCTATCGCGACGGCGCCGGCAACGTGCAGCCCGTGCTCGAGACCGGCACCGGCCGCGCGCTCTTTCATGGGACCGGCTGGGAGGAAGGCATCCATCCCCAGACCGGCGAACCAACGCTCACAAAGGTCGATCGCTACGGCCAGCGGCAATACAAGCCTGCGCCGCTGATTGCGCCGACAGACACAAGCGACAACCAGCTTTATTACAAGATGCCGGACGGGACCCTCACGGCCGCCGGCGACATGGACAAGCTGATGAATCACGCTGATCCGCGAATCGCGCGGACGGCGCATCGCGCAGTGGCGGAGAGGAATTCGGCAATGTGGAAGGAGGCGATCAAGCCAATGGAAGATGAGGCGGGAAACGCCATCGCGACGCACGAAGCGGCGAAGCAGCAATCAGGCGCTCTCCAGTCACAGATCGACGACACGAACGCCAAGATTGAGGCGCTTGATCCGAACACGATGAAAGCGACGGAGGGCGGCATTATGGGTTTTGGCGCTAAACCGACCGCCGCAGCGATCGCGGAGACGAACAAGATGAACGCGCTGCAGGCGCAACTCGATGGCTACACCAAACAGAAGGACGCCATCGACGCGACGACGAAGGCGGGCGGTTCATTGGAGCTGACCCGCCGCAATGCCACGCTCGGACTCGCCATCTTCAAGGCAAAGGCTGGGCACGACGGCTATCTCGACGCCGAATCAGAGCGCAAACTCATCCTGAAAACGAAAGGCGTTCCGGAAACCGAATGGAGTAAGGATCCAACCCTGCAATCCATCCAGCAGGCGAAGCAGACCTACGCGAATGCCATCTCGAAATACGGCGGCATGGCGGCAACGCAACCGGGCCAGCCCGCGCCACTCCCGCGTGCCTCGCACGACGAACTCGTGAAGACTTCCGGCACCCGGCTGCCCGTGGGTGCACCAGTCCCAGGGCAACCTGGTCTTTTCGCATCCGGCCCGGAACTCCCCCAGAAATACGATCCGGCGCAGGAGGCCGGTGTTGGCGGAGATCCCGCCACGGGCACACCAAGCAAACTCACGATGGTCGGACAGAGTGCGACCTCACCAGCTCCGGCTGCGCAGCCTGTTGCTGGTGCCGCAGCACCGAAGCCGGTTCCGGGCGCGGCGATCACGCCGCCCGCAGGGTCACCGGCTGGGAAGATCGATCCCACACTGGCCAGCGAGCCCTTCGCGCAAGCTGCCCGCGGCGTGAAAAATATCGGCGAGGTCTCGATGTCGGACATGGCGAAACGCTACGGGTCCGGCCAGGGTCCGGTGCAGCCGAACTCGCTCGTCAAAATCAAGAATCGCCTCGACGACATCAATTCGACGCTCAACGACCCGAAGACCCAACTCGACGGCAAGGTACGCGACGGATTGCAGAAGGAGCAGGATTACCTGACCTCATTGAGCACGCAGCGTTTTGCGCGGCTCACGCCGGAGCAGCAGCAGCGCGTCACGGATGTCACCCGCGATCCGACGTTCTGGGACAAGATCAAGGGCGCTGGCAAGTCGCTGGCCGAGGCTGCGGCCGAAGGCGGCGCCGGGGTCATGAAGGGCATGGCGCTTGCGCATAGCGTGCTTCCGGGCCCCAGCCCAATGGGCGCCGTTCGCGTGGCGAACGATCTCAATGGCCCGGATGGGACCACGATGGCGGCAACGCAGCGGGATCCGCTTTTCCAGATGGGCAGTTTCATCGACGCCGCGGCCAAGGAGACCTACGCGAAAAATCCTCACGAGGACGAGGGGATGGTCAGCCAAGCGTTGAACGAAGCGGCGAAGGGCGCCGGCGGATTCGCGCCGCTCGTTGCCAGCGGGCCCGCGGCGCCGCTCACGATCGGCCTGCAGACGGCAGGACAGTCGATGGAACCCATCTATCAGAACGCCATCGCCAAGGGCATGAGGCCGGACCAAGCGGCGAAAATGGCCGTGAATCGCGCGCTCCTTTCCGGCGGTGTCCAAGCCGCTCTTTTCGCACTGCTTCCGAAGCCGCTGCAGAAGGCTACGAGCAAACTGATCGTCGATAAAATCGCGGGCAATGCGCTCACGAAATTCCTCACGAACCGCGTCGCGCAGGCCACGGAGGGGGCGGTCCTTGGCGGCACGTCAGCCGCAGCGAGCAACGTCGCTGAGGGACGCCCTGCGATGGAAGGTGTGGCCGGTGCCGCGACCGGACTCGGCGCAATCCAGGCGCTCTCTCCCCGCGGTGCTCACGCGCCGGAAGAACCGCCAGCCCCGCAGTCTGAGACTCCGCCACCGGCCGCCGCGCCGGTCGAGCCCGCGCCAGCCGCCGAGCCATTCAAGCCGACGGGTGAAGGCGCGCCGAAGAGCGCGGCCGAGTCCGCCAAGACCCTCGTGCCAGATGCGGAGAAGGGGAAGGCTGATGTCCCTCCGCCGGCGAAGTCCGCGGAGGAATCCGCGCAGGCTTTCAAGGCGCACGAGGAGCTTAACCGCCGCGCCGCCGCGAAGGAGGAGTCCGCGCAAAAACTCGTGGATCAGATTCAGGATTCGACCGGGAAGAGCCGCGGCGAAATCCTGGCGACACGCGCCGGCAAGGACATCGACGCCTGGCACGACGAACTGAAGAAAGAGGCGAAGTATCAGAAAAATCCGCTTGTGGTGGATCCTGAGCGCCGCGCGACTGAACTGCGCGCCGACCTGAAGCGACTCGACGCCGAGTGGCAGGATCACGTCACGAAGACCGGCCAAGAGGCCGAGGCAGCGGCGGAAATTCAAAAGCTCAAAGACAGCCAGCCCGCGAAATCCGCCAAAGAAGCGGCGGCGGAAGCCGACCGGCAGAAGGCGCTGGGCGTGGAACTCCCCGAGGCCAGGACTCAGGCCCGGCACGACGCACTCACGATGCGACGCGAAGCCATCGAAAACGAACTCACCGCTGCCGACCGGCTGCGCAAATCCGGCGAGGGCGGCGCAAAGCTGAAGGAAGATTTGGCCGCGCAAGAGAAAGGGACGCCGCCCGAAGAGCCCGGCGCGCCCGCCAAAAATGAGCCGACCGAACCCGCGCCGGGACCGGAGGCGCAGAAGGCCGGCCCCACCAAACTCGCCGGGATCAAGGCCGGCATAGCCGATAAGGACACGACATACCACTACAACGTCTATCCGCGTGAGGCGGTGCCGGAAGGCCATAGCCGAGTGATGCAGGTCGATCTGTCGAGTCCCAATGCACCCGAGTCCAAGTCGGACAAGGTGCGGACCTACGGCTCGACGAACCTGCGGTTACTGAAAGAACTCGGTCACGAACTGCCCGATGTGCCGGAATCCCTCGAGAAAGGCACGTACACTCTCGACGAAATCAAGGCAGCCATTGCCAAAGATAAAACCCAAAAAGGAGAACCATCCAATGCCACTACTGAAGGGCAGCAGCCCCAAAATCGTGAGTCAGAACATCCGCGAGTTCCACAAGGGACCGACGTTTCAAAAAACAGCGAACAAGTTCGGAGCGAAAACGGCACAGAAACAGTCCGTGGCGGTGGCGCTGTCGCAGGCGAGAAAGCAACCGCCGGGGCCGGAGGAGAGTCCGCGCCACGAGAGGGCGGAAAGCCCGTCGTTCGAGCGGCAGGAACACAACCCGAAGCTAAAGGTGAGGAAGCTGTTCGGCCGGAAGTAGCGAAACCCGGCGTTGGACAGACCGTGAAATTCACGGTACCCGGACTTCATGGCCCAAGCGCGCGCATTGGAAAAGTCACGCGCATCATGCCAGATGGAAAGATCGAGGTGCGTATGGCTCAAGGCGGCTATCACGTTGCGGATGCCTCCGAATTCCAGACCAAGGATCAACCGACAGCCTCGGCTGGGGAACAGCCCGTCGTAAACCAGGCTGAACCCCAACCCAGCGCAAAAGGCGCTGCGGCGGCTGTCCCGGCTGCAGGCCAGGAGGGCTCCGGCACCGCCAATAGAGGCAAATATGAGCCAAAAGCCAAGGTAATTGGTATCGGCAACACCCCGCGCGGCAACTTCGACATCTTGAACCACGTCGAGCAGGCCGGCGGCATCAAAACCCGGGCATCTGCCAAAAACCCTGGTGGTGAATACGATGACCAAGCCCTGCCCGGCGTGGCCGCACGGCTACTGCGCAAGGACGGCGTGAAGCCCGACACGCTTGCACAGGACCTCCACGCCCAAGGACTTATCCCTGATGGCACGGTTGAATCGCTCAACAGTGAGATTCGCAAGGCCGTGGTCATGCGCCAGAAGGAACGGATGGCGATGCAGAGCGATCGCGCGCAGCAGAAGCGCGGCGAGTATCTCGATAAATTCGAGCGCGCATTTTTCTCGGGTGAACAGAAGAAAGAGTGGCTGCGGGACAACAAACCCGTGACCGTGGACCAGCTCGCGGTCGGCAACCACTTCGAGGTGAACGGCGAAAAGTTCACGGTGAAGGACATTGACGAGCACGGAAATGTGACGATCGAGGACGGCATCACCCGCACAGTCCCGGCAGGCACCCGCATCTTTCCTGACAAGGGCAAGATCAAGGGCGGGAAACTCAGCACGGATTTCGCTCCCGAGGGAGAGGCCGCCGCGCCAGCGAAGGGAGAACTGCTTGGCGACAAGACACCGTTCAACTTGGCAGGCGAGGAAGTAAAGGCGCCGGAAGCACCAAAGGCTGCCGCTGATAAAGGGCCGGAAATGTTCGCGCCCGAGGAAACCCGGAGCACCGCGCCGACGGCGATGGACAAGGCAAATAATGCCGCACGCGAATCCGCCGCCAAGAAAGCCGAGCCGGAGCCGACCACCACCGAGGCGCCGCGGAAATCGATGGACGACGACACGCGCAAGCCGCCGGCACAGATGTCGCGCGCCGAACGCGCCGCGGAACTCACCGACGCCGGCGTGAAGGAAATCAACGGGAAGCCGCTGGCTGATGCCACCCCCGCTGAGATCATCAACGCGGTCGGCAAGCTGCGCCGCGGCCAACTTGGTGTGACCGATGAGCCGAAGAAACTTTCAGACAAGCTGATCGACGCGCTCAACAACGCGAAGATCAACAAACCCGGCAGCGGCAAGGTGCTGGGTGATCCCACGGGACTCGCTACCGCCTACGACAGTGCGCTCGACTTGGCCATCCTTGGGGTGAAGGCCGGTCGCGAGCTCGCGCACATGGTCAAACTGGCGGTGACGCGACTCAAGGCTGCATATCCCGGCGCGACCACGGCGGACCAAGCACGGCTCGAGAAGGCCATCCGCGATGCGCACGCGAGCGTGCATGGCACCGCAGAGGCACCGAAAGCCGAAGCTGGCAGCGTCGAAGATCGTGTTCAGGCGCACCTGCAGAGCCTCCAAGAATCCAACAAATCAGTCACATGGTCTCCAGCTCAGCTTGAGCGGGAGGCAAAAAACGAGCGCAACCGGATCGCTCAGGACGACGCGAAGGCCAAAGCCGACCAGAAAGCTGCCGCCGTCATCTCGTCGCCCCAAGCTGAAGCATCCAAGTCGAAAATCGTCAAAGCCTGGAACGATGCGTCGCAGAGGGGCGACATCAAGGACACTCTGGTTTATACGAGAGAAGCCGGCGAAAACATGGCGAAGCAGACCGGCCGCGAAGCCGAAACCAGCGTGGACAACGCCCTGAAGCGTGCGCTGGGCAAAGACGTGAAGCCGCCGCTCGCCGGCGATGCCATCGGCATGCACGTTGAGGCCGGCGAAGGTGGCATCAAAGCCTTGGACGCCATGAAGGCAAAGCTCGAGGCATCGACCAAGGCCGACCCCAAGTGGAAGGCGCGCGCCATCGCGGCCATCGATTTCGCGAAAGAGAACCACGCCAAAATGCAGCCGGCAGCTGATCTCTACAAAGCACTCACGGACGCGCAGGCCGAACGCGAACAGGCCATCGGGATGCCCACCCTCAAGCGCAACAACTATGTCATGCACGCGCAGGACATCGAGGATGGCACTTGGCTCGAGAAGGTTTTGGATGGCGAAACCGGCGCCGGCATGTCGCCGACCGGCGCCTCCAGCCGCAAGAATCGCGTCTTTGATACGCACGCCGATTCGATTTCAGCCGGCACGAACCCAAAGACCCTCGACGCGCTTACGCTGCTGAGCAGCCGGATCAGCGCCGGCGAAACCGGCGTCGCCGCGCGCATGTGGCAGGACTCGCTGCACAACTACATCGATCCGGCGTCCAAGAAGCCCATCGTCGTGAAGCCGGCCCGGGTTGAACGTGCGGATGGCAGCACCTACTATCAGGAACCGCCGGGCTACAAAAACGAATTTCTCGGCGGTCAGGTGCCCATCGCGGTGAAGAAAGAATACCGCGGCATCATCGGGGCGCTGACCAATCCCAGCTTTTTCCAGCACAATCAGGTTCTCAAAACGACGCTCAAACTCAATGCGGCGGGCAAGTCGATCGCACTGGTGGCCGACACGTATCACTTGGGCCGCGTCGCGACCTACGAGGCGATTGCGAAGGCGGCGAGCTTGACCGATCCCCGTCTCCCAATCCCGAGTTACGCGAAGGGCCTTAACATCCTCGACCACAGCCCGAGTGAACTGGCCACGATGGCGAAGAACGGGGAGATTGATCCGAAGGCGCTGCCACACTTGATCGAACAGAAGGCGACCACGAACCGGCTCATTCGAAATGGCTACAACATCGGGCAGGTGGGCGACGCGATGCACCAAGAACTGATTCGGAGCGTCCCCGGCCTCGGCACGCTCAACAAATTCATCTTCGAAAAGTTCACGCGCGGCGCGATGCAGGAAGTCGGTTCAATCGAATACAACCGGCAGAGCAAAGCCTACCCCGAACTATCGCAGGACCAGGTTGCCCGGCAGGTCGCCAAGGATCTCAATACGCGGTTTGGTAACATCGGACGGCAGGGCTGGTTCAAGTCCCGCAGCGCCCAAGACATCTCGCGTCTCGCTGCACTCGCTCCCGGCTGGAATGAAGGGCTCATCAAATCAGAGGTAGGAGGCGTCAGCCAGATTGGCAAAAGCGCGCTTGATGCCGTCCGCGGTAAGCGGCTCGCGATGGGCTTCCTTGGTCGGCAGATGGTGACCGGCGCGCTCGGAATTTTCGCAGCCAACCAGATCGTGAATCAGATGACCCGCGGCAAATTCACCTGGCAGAACCCCGAGGAAGAGTGGGGTTCGAAACTCTCGGCATGGATCCCCGACAAGGTGGGTGGAAAGAGTTCGGGCTTTTTCCTCAACCCCCTCGGCATTATGGCTGAGGTCTCGCACCTCCTGCTCACGCGTTACGAACGCAGCGGGAATGCCTGGCAGCCGTTTCTTGATTACGCCCGCGGACGCGTCTCGGTCGCGGCCCGGCCAATTTGGACCGCCATGTTCAAAGAGACCGGCACGGGCCAGAAGATCAAGCCGGAGGACCTGCCGAAAGAAGTGGCGAAATCTGCCGTCCCGCTGCCGATCGGCGGCTCGGCACTTACGGCGGCGGCAAAAGGACTCGCGACAGGCGGCAACACTGAGGACTTTCCCGGCCAGTTCCAGAAGCAGGCCATGCAATCGATGGGTCTCAAGACCGACACCGCGCCGTCGCCCGAACAGCGCATGAGTTCACTGGCGCGCGACTTCAACAGCACGAAGAAGATCACACCTTCCGCCGAGTTTTACGCCGGCGATTTCACCGACATGACGGCAGCGGCCCGCCGCAATAACCCCGACGACATGAGGAAGGAACTCGAGACGCTGCTACAGAAAAAGACGCCTGCACAAATCGAGAAGCATTTCAAACAATGGGCGAGCCATCCTTTCACCGGGCAAAAGGGCCGCGAAACCGAGTTCATTCGCACCCTCAATCCTGAGCAACGCGCGACCTACATTCGCGCCAAACAGAGTCGGATGCAACTCGGACAGCGGGCGCTGCAGGCCCTTCACCGCATGCCGCCGCAACTCCAGCGCACCGGAACAGATTGATTTCGCCGCCGTTCATCCTTAACCCACCTATCCGATGCCAGACGTTCCCCAGGATGATCCCGAGACGACAGTGGCGCCCCCGCGGGCCCCCGCCCAAGACCCGTCTCAGGTTCCGGACCAGCCGCCGTCCCCTCCCCCGCCGCCCCCGCCGGATGATGCGCCGTTCATCGACAAGGCGACGAAGGCGTTGGGCGACCCAGTGGATCAGAATGCACCGCTCGTGCCGTTCCAGACCCAGTTAAAGCTGACGAGGGACCAAGAGACGAAGATGATCGACTACGCGTTCAAGCGGTTGATGGATATGGGAAACGAGGCGGGCCGCGACCAGACGCTTCAGCCGACATGGTGGGCGAACCTCGCGCCGGCGCCGAACATGATTTCAGCCGCGCAGGGCTTCCTGCAGGCGAGCACCTTCCTCGGCAAGCGGTCGCGGTTCGATGCGACCTTCATGAACGATGTCTCGTGGCGCCCGTGGACGATGGGCTTGGACAACATTTTCATGTCGTCGAACATCGCGGTCCCGGTGGTGCGCCGCATTTGCCGCCAGATGATCGCCCGCGCGATCAATGCCTTTTTCGGTGGTAACCCGTGGTTTTCGGTGGACCCGACGCCGGGTAGTGGTGATCCGGTGGACGAGGAACTCGCGGACAAAATCGAGCGTTTCTGCCGTTACAAGTTGGCTCAGGCCGACTCCCGCGACGACAAGGAGGAAGCGATCAGCGTGGCGCTGGTGCTGGGTGAGTGTGCGGTCAAAACGAGCTATGTCGTGCGCGATCAGATTTTTGATACCGATGCCGTGGTGCTGCATGACGTGGATGGACAGCCGGTGCGCGACGCAAAGGGTGATGTCATCACTCAGGACGACGATCAGTGGAAGGATGCCGAGGATGGCGCCGGCACGCAGGTCTTGGCGAAAGATGGCGTGACCCCGAAACCCGATAATCCGATCTGGCAAAATTCCACGCTCAATCGCCGCCAGGTGCTCTTCGAAGGAGCACGCAGCGAAGTCATTTATTACAAGGACTTCCTCTGCCCGCTGACCGCGAAGAGCGTGCAGACCGCCGACTGCTGCTGCCACCTCTATGACAAGCAGGTGGCCGAGTTCGTCGATCTCGTCGTGAAGCGCGGCATGATCGATGACACCACCGACCAGCGAAAGGCCGTGGCGCAAAAGATGATGGCGCTCGTCAAAAAGCTCGAGTCGAACACCTCCGCTCCGAAAGCGGCCGAGAGCCTCGCGATCCGCCCGAACGAGAATTACACGCCCGTCCCGAGCAACGCCGATTCGTCAGGTCCGGTCGCCGAGTTTGCCGAGTTCTATATATGGTTCGACGCGAACAATGACGGCATCGCGGAAAACATCATGCTGATCTGCGACCGCGTGAGCCGCGCACCTATCTTTTACGACCATGTGGCCAACGTGACGACGGACGGATTGCGCCCAATCGAGGTCATCCGCATCAACCCTGTGCAGGGCCGGTGGTACGGCCAAGGGATTATGGAACTCTTTGAGTCCTACCAGACGATCGTGGACCTGCTGGTGAACCGCTGGAATTTCAGCCAGAGCCGCAGTGGCCGCGTCGATTTCTGGACGCCGACCAATACACTCGAAGGCGACCGCGACCCGAACCTCAAGATGAACTGGGGCGGCAGCTACACGAAGAAGGCCGGCATGAAGGCCGAGGACGTGCTCTCCGTGGTCTATCTCAACGACATCAAGTTCGAGGACATCCAGAAGATGATCCAGTTCTTCATTCAGCTCCTCATGAATGAGAGCGGGGTGAGCAACGCGAACGACGACCAGGCCGCGGGCATGCAGTCGTCCAAGCTCGCGACCGGCATCGTCGAAGTGCAGAAATCCGGCGACGAACTGTTCCAGCCGATCGTGTCCGATCTCGAGAGCCCGATGACGCGGCTCCTCAATCGTGAAATCGATGTGACCCTGGCGAACATCAACCCCGAGGAAGCATTCACCTACCTCGAGGGTGATACCCAGGGCATCGACAAAATTTCACCCGACGATGTGCGCGGACTAAAGATGAAGTGCACAATCTCCCTGACCACGCACAAGAACCAGCAGAATGTGCAGCAGGCATCCGCCGCCGCCGCGATCGTCGAGAAATTCTACCTGCTTCCGCCCGAAGTGCAGACCCGCGTGGCTCCATTCTACCGGGATCAGATTCGCGCGCTTTCGCCCAAGACGAACGCCGAAACGACCATCGTTCCCGTCCCGCCGGCACCGCCGCCACCGCCACCGGAGGAAGCTACGAAGTCCACGGTCGCGGTCACGGCGAAGATCGGGGAGCTGAACCCCACAGAGCGCATGGCCATCATGGGCGAGATTGGCGTGAAGGAAGACCTGATGACCGCCGCCGCTTCACCGCCGCCGGAGTCACCGGGCGCCGATGGCAACGCGAAGCCCGCTGGTGGCGCGAAACTGGGCGACGCCGGCGCCGGGGGTTCAACGAAGTTTCCAACGAAGTTGAGCCAGACGGCGCAGCCGGGCGCGGCCGCGCCCGGGAACGCTCCCTGATCTTTAACCAACATCTACGCAGGTGCGCTGCGACGCAGACGGCTGGTAACTGAATGGTTAAGGCAAATCCATGCCGGACGGGATATGAGGGGCGGTTTTCCCCGCCACGCGGGCCTCTCGGCCGGATAATCCGGCATGTTGGCAAATTCATTAGGCTGTGAAAAAGGATTGACCGGGTGAGCGTTTGGGAGTGATTTCACCGGAATGATGGAAGCGACAAGGCCCTATCGGTGGCTCAAGCAGTATAATCTGTCCAACGCGACTTGGAGGACGGTAAGCGGAGCCAAGAAATACCGACCGCAAATCTCATTGCAGATCGCAGCGAGCCAAAGATGCGAAAATCCGGCGCCTCCAGACCAAGTTAAACTTGTTCGTGGAACCCGGCGTTTCCTCCGCTCACGGTTTGTGATTTACGACGGGGTTGAGCCGCCGCTGCGCTATCATGCTCTCCAATTCTACATCTTTGGCATAAACATCTCATTCCTCGTCGCCTATCCGCGCGCAAAATACTCATGCACCACCTGACTCTCAAAGACCCGGTTGTTTTCACGCCGAGCTACGTCATCCCCGCTGGGGAATACATTACCGAGGATCTGTCGGCTGCCCAACTCGTGACGCACGCCGGCGGTGGTACGATGCGCGCCGTGGACATGGGGAAGCTATTCGACGAGGACAAGGACTGGAACGGAAAACGCGTCCTGTTCGTGCGGATCGGTGGCTTTGGCGACCTGGTGCTGCTGACGCCCGTGCTTCGCGAGATCAAGCGGCGCTGGCCGAAGTGTTTCATCGGGGTGGCGACCATGAAGCACTACCAGCAGGTTCTTCAGAATTTGCCGTTCATCGATGAAATCATCCAAGACCCGGTGCCCGCGGCCGCTTTCAACAGCTACGATGCGCAGGTTATTTTCGAGAACGCGATCGAGCGCAATCCGCGCGCGAAGCAACTGCACATGACTGACCTCTTCGCCGAAATCACCGGGCTCAAGGGCAGCGTGCGCGATCTGTCGCTGCTCGGCAAAGGGCCGCCGGCAATCCTCGACAAGAAGCCGGCCTACGCCGTCACCGAGAATGAGTCCATCTGGGTCATGGAGCAGTATCCGCGCGTGGTTGGCTCGCGGCGTATCTGCATCCAGGTCGGCACGAGCGCCCACTGCCGCACCTACCCAATCCAAAAAATGGGCGAGGTAGTCGATAAACTCGTGAAGAAAGGCTGGGAGGTCTTCCTGATGGGCCAGAAAGGTGAGATCAAAATCGAGGAGACGGCATCCCTCCGCAATCTCGCGGCCGCCGGCCTGACTTTTCGCCAAAGCTGTGCCGTTATCAACAATGCCGACGTGTTCCTCGGCGCGGACTCGGCCCTGTTGCACATCGCCGGCGCCCTCAGCATCCCCGCGGTCGGTCTCTATGGGCCGTTCCCCGCTGATCTCCGCACACGCTACTGCCCTACGACCGTGGCGCTCAGTGGCAGTGGGAAGTGCGCGCCGTGCTTTCACCACGCTATCCCGACCAAGCGGAATTATTTTCCCGACAACTGCCCGAGTAAAGCGCGCGGCCTGTGCGAAGTGCTTGAGTCGATCAAGCCGGAGACGATCGTGGAACGGCTGGAACGGATCGCGAAAAAGTTTGAACTCAAACTCGTCACGTGAGCAACGAACCCCTCCGCTCCAAGCAGCACGCGCAGCGCGACCTGAATTACATCCGGACGTTGCGGGAGGCCGAGGCGTTCAACGCCTATTGGCTGCGGCGGGTGAAACAACGGCGGGATTCGTGTGCACGGAGCTTTCTGCACGATCCGCCGACCAAGGTGGATAAGGACAAGCGCGAGGCTCTTCGGCTCATCCTGCTGGAATACGACTGGCTCATCGACACGATGATGGTCGAGGACGAAACCGCGTGCCGGCAGATCCTCACGACGCAGCCGGCAGCTCAGGGAGGACAGGGGCAGCCGGGGATGGGGTAGCCCAGATTTTCCGCGCCTCATCGACGTTCACCTGCGGTTTGCCCAACCGCACATTGACCATGTTGTGAATCGCCACCGACCAGAAGAAATAGTTTTTGAAGTCCGGAGGCAGCATCATGAGCTCCTTTTTCCAACTCTCGCGACAGGCGCAGCTACCCGCAATGCGTGCACCAAACATCATCAACCACAACAGGTCATTCTTTCCCTCGTGCGACAGCGCGCGTTTATGAAGTTCAGGCCAGGTCGAAGGCGTGTTGGGGATTTTGCCCCTGATCGCAGGCTTGGCTGCGACGACGGGCACCGGCAGATTGGGACCCTGCATCAAGGGCTTCCCCGCGAGGTGCGGCGCGTGGAGCGTAATCTTTGATGGCAGACGGATCATGGCGCCAGGACCGCGTAAGCTCGGGACGAAAAAGTTTGAAACCCCTCATCGTTCGGCACGTCGCCATCAAAAAAGGCGAAGTTGCCATCAGCATCCGTAGTGATCGGAAAGTCTTGAGTTTCGAAAAGCGTGTAGGCGCCGAGAGAACCGGACACGCGCCGGTAAATATCGACCTTGATGGTGTAGTTGGTGAGGGGGGTTAGCCCTGCCGAAGTCCCGTCAACACGGAATTGCGCTTCGTTGTAGGCGATGTCGAACCCTGTCGTGCGAATCGACCACTGCGCCAAGCAGCACACCGAAGGCGCGCAGGCCGATCCATCGTTGGCTGTTGCACTCCAGCCGCCCCACGTTCCGCCGGCGCCAGCGAGCAGGCGGGCAATCGCGTCATCGTTCGTGTCTTCATCGGAGAGTGTCGCGACAAAACTCTCGGCAGACGCGCGTGATTTCAGGTAATTCCCGTTAGGTTGAATGCAACAGTTAGCGGTATCGACACGCGTGGCTGTTGTGGGCGTGTAGGTGTAGGTGACATTGCACTGTTCCGCAAAAGTGCCGCATGCAGCGCCGGTGCCGATAGGGACGCCGTTGCAAACCGTCGAACCTCCCGTCGTCGGAAGTCCGGTGCCCGCATCATATTGAATAAATCCAGTATAAACACACGTTACTGTTCCCGCATCAAACGGCCCGGAGCAAAACTGGTTAGTCCATTCGTCCGAGGTTGATGAACCGGAAAGTTGTGCGCGCCGATATTTCTTTGGTGGGCTGCTTGGTGATGTGTAGGCTGAGCATCCCACCAACGAAGCGGTGCCCCCGCGTTGACGGCACAGCATCGATATGGGAATGAGACCCGCGCAGCAGACGCACGGGTTGTCAGTGGTGCCGGAAGTGGGCATTTACGAGTCGTCGCAATCGAACGACCAGGACAAGGTGCCGGATTCGTCGCACACGATGTTAAAGCAATCGAACATGCTCTGGAAAATCTGAAGCTGGGTGAGGATCGATGGATCAGGCGTGCCGCCCCCGCCACCCCCGCCGCCCGATGAACTGGAATCAGTGTTGTTCGATGCCGCCGGGGTGCCCTCTACCTCATACCTGGGCACGAGCCGATTCTTCTTCGAAACCGGCACCGAGAACGGCACATTCGGCACGCGCCGCTGATGATCCTCGGGCGTCGTGGATTTTATATAGCCACTGACATAGGTTCCGCCGGGTGACGGCACATCGGCAGGTGGCTGCTCGTTGTAGTCCGCACTGTCATCCTGAAAGCTGTCCCTCTGCGAGACAGGCTTAACAAATGGCGGAGTGGGAATATCATCTTCAGATGCCATATTCAAACAGGCAGCGCACTCTGGCCTGGAATGGTTGCGGAAACGAGCGTCTTGCGGAAATACTGCGTGCCATCAAGGCCGGTGAACGCCAGTTCAACGCGCGCGGCGAGATACCAAGTTCGATAATCCGGGGCTGGGGGACCACCGTACACGACGATCGATCCCGATGATGTGCCGTAAACGCGCTGGCCCATACAACTCGTATTAACGCCGGTGAGGATGACTGTACCACCGCTGGAGATTTCCGTGCCGGCCGTGAAGTTGAGCACCAGGCCGGGGCTGACCGCACGATAGCCGGTGTGGGTCTGGACGACCGAGATCGGGCGGATGTCGTAGGTTTCCCACGCCGCCACCACCGTCGCCCAGCTATCCGGATTCCAGAACGCGGTGCCAAGCGAAAGCGTGGAGTCAGTGGCGTAGGTCACATCAACCGTGGCATCCACCTCGAGGTCCACCGGCGGCGACAGAAAGACATCGTAGGCGTGGGCGGTGAACGAAGTGGCATCCGGCGCGATCGCGATGAACGACTTCACATAAGCCTTCGCCCGGCCGGGATAGCGGAACGGGTGCTTGTCGTTAAACTGAAGTGCGGTGCCAACAGTCGGATCGGTGCCGGCCGCGTTTTGCATACACGACACGGTAAAACGCATCGTGCCGCGGACCAATTCCTGGTCCTTCATCACCAGAATACCCAAAGGCAGCATGAAGCTGGGATCGTAGGCAACGCCGAGCGAAACCCACGTCTCAAGCCTCAGCCCGCCATCGCGCGTCTGGATGCGCTGGTCGATGACGCCCTGGCCCTCAGCCCAATCGTAGTCGTACATCACGGTGCCGTCCTCGAAACGCGTGCCGTTGCGCTGCGACGATTTGATTAGCGTGACCGTGCCACCGATGGTCGGCGCCGGCGCGCTCGGCGGCGCGTTGATCGAAGTGATATTGTAGAGAACGAGTTTCCCGAAATTCTCGATGGATAGGTCAGTCGCGATGGTACCCTGACCTGACGCGTAGATCGCCGTCCACACGCGATGCCCTTCTGATTCCTCGTAGGTCACAGAGATTTCAACCGAGCTCGCGGGTGGTGTGATTGGATTGGCATTCACCAATGGCGTCGTCAGATATTTGATCGTCGTCACGGTCACGCCAGTCGTGCCCTGGTCAGGTGAAAGCCGATACTCGGTCTGGTAGGAAACCTGCCCGGTGCCTTTGGCCCAGACCGTGGTGGTCACAGGCAGGCCGCCCGGATACTCAGTCTTTGTCGAAATCAACGTATAGCCACTCGGCGTTGGCGCGGTCTCGTTTACATACACCAAAGTTTTCATCAACAACGCGCCGTTGTTGTGGATCTCGTCGGTTTCGGAAATCAGGCCACTCGATATGTACGTCCTGTCGATTGTTCTGAGGGTCCCATCGTCAGTACGTTTTTCATCACGCAAAACACAGTTGTCGTGCGGTGCAGGACAAACGGCAGTGCCTGGAATTTTGTAGATCGCCGTGCCTAGCTCGAGTTGTAAGTAATGCAGCGTGACGATCGTTAATCCGTCTTGACCGATGATTACGTCCGGCGAACCGACGAGCGTTTCGTTAAGGCCATCGAGTTGCTCGTACACGCGCAACAGGACTGGCGGCTCTTTCTGTGGATCTTCATACGGACCCAATTCGCCGACCACCTTTTGATCGACGAGATAACAATCCGTATATTCGTCATCGACGCTGCCGAGCGGAAGCCAGCAGGTGTCCAAAATTTCCTGTGGAGTTTTCGGAACGAAATTGAGCACGTCCCACTTTCGTTCCACACGCTGCCGAAAGTCGTGCAGGCGCGTGACAGTCGGTGCGCGATTTTGGAGGTCGATCTTCATGCAGCTACTTCCCAGTCAATGGTTGAGGGTTTCATGCCGAGGTGGCGTTTAATCCATCGACCGAGCGCCAACCGCCGCGTTTGGTTAATTTTGTACTGCTCGCGATTATTGGGATCCGACCACCACGCGCGAAACCTGACGCTCGTTGCGTGTGCGCGCTCCGGCGTGCATTTATGATAGGTCGTCCCAATGTTATATCCAAAGTTGGGATTCCTAGCGTTGAGATCACGGATTGCAGCCTGCTCCTTTGATTTGCAGTCAGCGGCCGAGCAGACCTCGAGAATCGCAAACTCGAAAGAGCTCTCGCCGACTTTATTCCAATCCGCCTGAAGCCCCTTATTGCAGTGTCTTCCTTTGCGAAGATCAATTCTGTGTTGATGCCATCGTACTCGGAAATCAATCGAGGTGACGCCCACATATCGTTTGCCGTTTGCTCGGTTTGTAATCGAGTAAACTCCGATCTGAAATGCAGCGTCCACGGCTGAGGGGAATCCGAAATTCGGGCATTCCGCAACGCCATTTCGCCCACCCCTCGGGCGAGTGGGCCATTATGGCGTTGACTGTCTGTGTCGTTTTGCACGAAAAGCCATCCATGAGTTCAACAGCCGCCGAGGGTTCTGCCCCGGTTACTGCTCCCGCAGAACCGACAGTTGCTACCACGGAAGCGCCAGCCGCTCCCAGTTCATTGACAGAAAAGCAGGAAACTTTTAACAAGGAAGTTCGTGAGGCGAAAACGCCGGCCGAGTTGAGGAGCGCGACTGAAAAGCTGCGGAACCTCAACAAGCCGCCCGTTAATGCCGACAGCAAAAAGCCAGCCGCCGCCGAGGATGATGGGAAACCCGCCCCGGCAAAAAAGGCAGACGAGGCACCCGCCGCGGAGGAAACTCCCGCCGAGCCCGCTGCAGAAGAGCCGGCCGCTGAAGCTGAAACACCCGCCGAACCCGATGAAGAACCCGCTGAGGGAGACGAGGCTGATGGCCCTGTCACCCCCAGCACGGCAAAGAAAATTCGGATCCGGCCCAGAGAGGACGATCAGGTTGGCCGGTTGGCCGCTGCGTATTTGCAGCGCAATCGGGACATGACATGGGATGAAGCGACGGCCGCCGCCCGCAATCAGCTTGGGGTACAGCCCGAAGCTGCCACCGCGACACCCGCCGCCCCCAAGCCCAACGCCGATCTCCCCCAGACTGTGGACGCGGTTGATTCCGCCACCGCCAGGCTCGAGGAAGAGCGGACCAAGGCGATCACTGATCTACGCTTCGAGGATAGCGACAAGATTGACCGGCAGATTCGGCGGCTCGACCGCCACCGTTCCGATCTCGTTCGCCAGGGTGAACAAGCACGGGTTCAGGAGCAGGTGCAATACGACGAGAGATTCTCTCAGTCGGAAGCACAAGCGGCTGAACTATATGATTTTGTGAGCGACGCCAAAAGCGAGGGTCATAAGCGGATGATCGAAATCGAGGCCACCATGAAGGCCACGAACGATCAAACCTACTACGACCCGGACAAGGCGCGTATCATCGCACAGATGGTGGGGCGCGAACTCAAAATCGCGCCGCGTAGAAAGGGAGCCGCGCCGGCCAAGGCCGCAGCGCCCGCAACCCCGGTCGCACCCGCCGCCAAGAAAGGAATCCTGCCGTCCGGTGGTAGTCGGACAACTCCAGCATCCGCAGCGACAGTCCAAGCAGAAACCGCTAAGTTTGAAGGCATCAAGAACATGGGCGACCTGAGAAAAATCCAGAAAGAGCTGGGTATCGCAGGTTAAACAGGTTCGGCCAAGACGTAGCGATTATGCCCTCCCCTGGCAGGCAGCCGGGAAAACTTAATCTCTTCTCACAATGTCTTGGCAAATGGGTACGCCCAACACGGGCGCGGCGATGGAAGCACTCTCGCCTGAATCAGTTCGCATTCTCTGGCAGAAAACGGTCGATATTTGCGACCAAACCGAGGATTTCTTCGCGCAGTTCGAAGGCACGTCGAAAAACTCGTCCGTTCGTGTCATCAACGACACGTCGGTTGGCAAGGGTCTCAAATTCCGCATCACGTCCCGCGCCGGCTACTACGGTCCCGGCAAGTCGGGCGATGATCTCTTCAATGACGAAGCTGACTTCGAGGAAGACATCATCAATTCGAACGAAGTGGACGCGGACTACCTCCGCAACGCCACTTCAATCACGCAGCGCACCGATGAGTATATGGGCATGCAGGGCGAACTCGCGAGCGGCCAGGCCGAGGAACTCGGCAAGTGGATGGGGCGCGAAAAGAGCGCCCGTCTCGGCATGACGTTTGTGCTCAAGGGTGGGCCGGAGAATCTGCTCATCGGCGGAGGCGTCTCCGACGAAAGCCTGCTCAAGACCGCGGACGGTCTGACCTACGACGACATCCTCCTGATGGGGCAGGCTTTGAAGCCCCTCGGCGGCATGCCCTGCGAAGTGGCCACGATTCGTGGCACGCCGGTCATGAAGTATCTCGTGGTCGGCACGACCCCGGGCCTCTTCTCGCTCAAGCAGGATTCAGACTACAAGCTCATCATGAAAGACGCGATGCCCCGTGAAAAGTACGACGAGAATCCGCTCTTCTCGGGCGGCTACGCCGAACTCGACGGGCACTCCATCCGCGAATACAACCCGATCGACCACGACGGCTACGGCCCGGTGGGTTCCTGGTTCAACGCGAAGGCGTTCACGGGCGCCGCGATCGCGGCCGGCACTGCGGCGTTCAACATCCTCGGCGGCGGCTCGGCCGCGGCTGCGGCGAAGACGAACATCCAGTATTTCCGGTTCTTCCCGAACTACGCCTTCGAATTCCTGCCGAATGACATCTTCACGCCGGGCACGACCCAGCAGTATTTGCTCATCGTCAACCCAAAGAACGCTTTGGTTGATCCGGGCAACGTCGGCATGTACGGCTACACGACCGGCAACACGGGCAATCTCATCACGGTCAACCAGCGTTTGTCGTCCGTGCAGAACGGTCCAGTCTCACTGGTCACGGTCGGCAATGTCACTTGGAACGCCGGCGTCTGGGCTGGTCGCCACACGAATGTCCACCCCATCGGTTCGACGATCCTGCTCTGCAACAGCTACGGTGTGCCGATTGGTGACACCGTGATGATGGGCGCCTCGGCGGTCATCCGCGGTTACGGCTCGATGCGCAATCAGCGGTCGCAGTGGGTGGTGGATGGCGGCTTCGAAACCCGCAAGTATATCACCTCGGTCTTCGGTCAGGCGCTCCGCAAGAACGTCTCGAACAAATATCCGGGCTACGTCCGCCTTCGCAGCGCCATCAGCTACCCCGAGTTGGGGCTGCCGGTGATTGTCTAAACTGCGCAGTTGTGATTCATCGGGTGGCCGGCTCAATACCGGCCATCCCTTACTTTATGTCCAAATTCATTATCGCAGTCGGAGGCAGACCGCTCATTTACGGCTACCATCGACAGGAGTTCAAGTGGTCCGAGGGCTACCGGAAGTTCATCTTCCTGGGCCGCGAGATCGACGAGGCTGAGTTCAACGAGCAGGTTGAGAAAGCCCTGGAGCGTTACCGCGATCTGAATCCCAAGGTGATTCTCGTGGCGTCCGCGCCCGCCGCCGAAGTTCCGCCGCCCGCCCCGCCAGTTGCTCCGCCGCCTGTGCCTGTGGCTACCATTTCCGCCGAAGAGATCACGCTCGAGATGGCCGAGGAGGTCATCAAGCGCCTTGCTCCCGACCGGCTCAAGAAAAAGCCAGGGGTGAAAGCCGCGTCAGCCGCATGAGCAATGCCCCTAACAATCGCCCAAGTCAGGGATGATTTGCTCTCAAAATTGGGGTACGAGGATGCCTCGCTGGCTCCTGCCTTGGCTCTTCAGGATTGCCTGATCGCAATCAACGGGTCGCTGCAGATCCTCCAAACGGCGGGCGAGGATTTCTTCACCCGCGAAGAGGTGGTGCTGACCTTCGTGGCGGGCACCGCATTTTTCACGCTGCCGCAGGACGTGCAGACGGTCATCGGGCCGGCCCGGTGGAATGATGAGACGCCGCTGCGCGCGCTCGAGAGCCGCGGCGAGCTCGACCAATTTGACCGCATCTACCTTGGCGTTTCAGACCAAGGGACCGCTGAAGGCGACCCGTTCGCCTATTGGGTGGAGAACGTCAGGAACGGAAATTCCGGCGACATCAACCAGGTGAAAATCTGGTTGGCACCGCGCCCGTCCATCGCCGGCGATCTCTACGTGGACGTGGTGCACGACGCGCCGACCTACGACATCAACGATTTCTCCGCCGGCACCGCGATTCTGCCGGTGGCGCAAAACTACTGCGAATCGGTCTTCCTGCCGGTCGCGCGCATGCTGGTCACGAACTCATTCCTCTTCAGCCGTCCCGACATCATGCCCGGCCTTCAGCGCGATTACGATCGCGCGACGAAGACCCTGGCTGATGTCGGCGGGTTCCCCAACGCGGTCATCCCAGACAAACCACCCCGGAGAATTGACGCATGACAACGATTCAACTCCTGTCCCGCATTGGGCGCCGGGCGCGCGCCGGCGACTTCACGAAGCTCTCGATGGCCGAGCAGATCGACCTCGTGCAAGCCGCGAATGCCGCGCTGAACCAGGTTTACAACGCGCTGCCCACCTTTTTCAAGACGCTGCCCGAAGGCTTCCTCCTGCCGGCGCCGCAAGCAGTCACCTTGGCCGTGACGAACAATTCGAACCTGCTTTCCTCGGACGTGTTCACGCCGGCGCAGTTTGGCCGCACGGTGGTCTTGGACGGGGATCCCGCGTGGAACATGATTATCGCGACCGACCGCGTGCTGAATCCCTATTTGGGCGAGACCGGCACGGTCAATGGGACCATCTACGGCGATGCGGTGTATTCGGAGCGGTATCCCTTTGATCGCATCGTCGGCAACCCGAAATTCGCCAACCAGCAGGCCGGTTTTCTTTTCGGCCAGGGCGAGATCGTCCCGGCCTTTGGCGGCACCCTCTGGCCGTGGGAGCAGAACGTCGGCCGTCCTGCGGTCTGGTGGACGCAGCCCCTCGGCAACTCTCAGGGCAACGAGCCGCTCCTCGTGCTGCGCTTCGCGCCGGCGCCGGATCGCGCCTACTCCGTCACCGTTCCGATCGCCTACTGGGCGAAGCGGCTTACGCTGAACGACTACATCACAGCCTCGACTATCCCGGTGCCGGACCAGTTTATCGAGACCGCACTCATGCCCTTGGCCTTTCGCGCGCTGATGGACACGCTCGTTTGGGCGTCACGGTCCAAGGAAGACGACAATACCGTGAAGGAGAGCGCCTTGGCCGCGACCGTCTTCCTGCGCTCGCAACCGGCGCAGCAGTCCCCAAACAATCGAGTTTACAGCCCAGTCGGCTTCTAACCCACCCATCATCATGAGCGCACCCAATCGATTCGGATCAAACAAAACCAAGGCACTTCTCGTCGCCCTCGCGGGCCCGCAGGGTGGCATTTACGTCACCGACACCGCTGCCCACGCCGGCAGTTATAGCCAGATTACCGCGGTGGCGGCAGCCGTGCTCGCGATCACCGCCAACAATGTCGGCGGGGATCTCTCAGGCGTGGTGCTGCCCGCCGGCGCCACCTTCTACGGCGACATCACGAGCTTCACCCTGGCGTCGGGAAAAGTGCTGGCGTACTGACCCGTGAAAACCCGTCCCGGCACAGCCATCTACAACCCGCCCGGCACCGCCGGCGGCACCGCGGCGAAGTGGGATGTCGGCATTACCAGTCTTACAGACTTGGCGGCTGTCGCGACGACGAATCTGCTGCCGGGGGCGATCCGCGCGTGGATCAATGCGGACGACGGCACGGAGCAGGTCTGGAAACTCTTCGCAAACTCGACCGACACCCAGGACGGCGTAGTGCGGCCTACGGACTACGATCCGGTCACCAATGTTAAAGCCTGGTTCAAAGCCAGTTCCTAAAATGAAGAAGATTCTCGCTCTGTTCCTCGCGGCCGCCGCGTCAGCCTTCGGCATTGCCGTCAACGATGTGAAGATCAGCCAGGCCACGTCGGCCAGCCCACCAGCCTACGTTGATCGCTTTGTCACGCCCGTCGCCAACAGCCTGCTCGGCTTCAACAGCAGCGTGCGGCCGGCGGACATCACGCTGGGTGCCAATTTGTCTCTTGTTGGAAACGTTCTCAGCGCGACGAGCTCGGGCGGGTCGGTCAACTGGGGGAGCATCGGCGGCGTCCTGAGCAATCAGGCCGACCTCGTGGCGGCATTGGCCGGCAAGCAGAGCAGCCTCACCTTCTCGACGGGCCTGACAAACAGCGCAGGCACGGTGACCGTGAATCCGGCGCAGGTCATTACCCGCCTTTCCAATCTGACGACGAACGGCTTCGTGAAAACCTCGAGCGCGAACGGTACGCTCATCATCGACACAAGCACGTATCTCACAGCCAACCAGACGATCACACTTTCTGGCGACGCCAGCGGAAGCGGGGGCACTTCGATCGCGGTCACGGTAACGAAAATCAATGGCACGTCGCTCGGCGGGTTGGCCACAGGCATCCTGAAGAACACGACCACGACTGGCGTGCCTTCGATTGCCGCCGCGGCGACCGACTACGTGGCGCCAGGTGCGACCACGACCTCGGGCTTGACGATGAGCACAGCGCGGCTACTTGGCCGCACCACGGCCTCAACCGGCGCGATCCAAGAGATTACCGTAGGCTCGGGACTTACCCTGTCTGGCGGCAGCCTGACGGCCACAGGTGGGTCAGGCAGTGTGACAACCGTCTCTGTCGTCACGGCGAACGGCGTTTCCGGCTCGGTAGCGAACGCCACGACCACGCCAGCCATCACGCTTACCCTTGGCGCCATCACGCCCTCCACGGTCAATGGGCTGACGCTGGCGGCGCAGTCCACGGGCTTCACCATCGCCGGCGGCACCTCCAGCCGGACGCTGACTCTTTCAGGGAATGCGACTCTCTCGGGCACGAACACGGGCGACCAGACGAACATCACTGGCAATGCCGGGACGGCGACGGCTCTCCAAACAGCTCGGGCAATCAACGGCGTCGATTTCGATGGCACGATCCCGATCACGATTGGAGTGGATGCGGCAAACCTGACCGGGACAACGATCGCTAACACGGTGGTCACCTCTTCGCTGACAACGGTTGGCGTTATCGGGACCGGCGCCTGGCAAGGGTCGGTAGTCACTGGCACCTACGGCGGCACGGGCGTCAACAACGGCTCGAGCTTAATCACGATCGGCGGAAGCGTGACCTTCTCAGGGGCGTTCACCACCACGTTTACGATCACCGGCAACACGTCGCTCACACTGCCGAGTTCAGGCACTCTTCTTACGACAACCGCGGCCAATGTCCTTGTACCGACCCTGCGCAACGCCAGTGCCGCGTCCTACCTGACGGTGACCATGCCGGCGGACACTGCGATCACAGCCACGACGGAATCGATTGGTGTCAATTTTACGGCCGGCACGCGCCAATGGGCCACGGGGTCGGTCGCCCTGCAGCGTGAGCACGTCTTTGGCGCGAACACTATTACCGCGGTTGCGGCCACGACTTTTACCACCGCGATCAACGTGGACATCGCGGACCCGATTCAGGGCACGAATGCCACGCTGACGAATCTTTACGGGCTGCGCGCGAACATTGTCCAATTCACCAAATCGCTGACCCTGGGCCTCGCCAGCAGCGCGACCGGCTTGCTGAAGATAGCCGGAACGACCTCTGGCGTCGTGACGGTCACGACCGCAGATGCGGCGGGATTCTGGACACTGAAGTTGCCGAGCACGGCAGGAACCAATCTCTGGTTTCTCCAGACGGACGGCTCGGGTAACACGACCTGGGCCGCATCAACCGGCGGCGTGGCTCTGGGCGATTCTCCGACCTGGACCGGCATCCACACTTGGACGCCAACGGCGAGGTCATCGGGCACAGCCCCGTATTTTTTGGTCAACATTCCTACCGATACTGGAATTACTGCATCTTCGGAATCGATCGGTTGGCGCATTGCGACTGGCACACGCACTTGGGCAACCACGGGTACGGTCGGTCTCCAACGGGAAGTTTTTTTCGGTGGCCCGACCTACGCGTCAGCCGGAGCTTCTCAGACCTTTACCGACGCCTTCACGGTGGGCATGTCACCACCAATTGCTGGGTCGAATGCCATCTTCACCCGCGGTCACACGCTGGCCGTCATCGATTCTACGAGTGCCGCATCTTCAATTACAGGCGGCTTGATTGTTGCCGCAACGGTAGGGACCTCGGCCACTTCGGTCGGCATTGGCGGAGGCAATATCAATGCCGGTGGCACGATCACAGCTGGGGGCGCAATCTCGGGCACGACATTTAACGGCAATACCTTCACGACCGGAAGCTACACACTGACAGGGACGGCAGCGAAAACGCTGACGTTTCAAAACACGATTACGCTGGCCGGAACCGACGCCACCGTAATGACATTTCCCGCAGCCTCGGCTACCGTGGCCGGACTAGGCACGACCCAGATATTCACTGGCACCAGCACCTTTGCTCCGACAGCACGTTCCTCAGGGGTCGCGGCTTATTGGTCCACAACCACCCCGACGGATACTGGAATCACGGCCTCGACGGAATCGATCGGATGGCGCATAATCACCGGGACGAGGACATGGGCGACGACCGGAACGGTTGGTCTTCAGCGGGAAGTTTTTTTCGGTGGCCCGACCTACGCGTCAGCCGGAGCTTCTCAGACTTTCACGGATGCGTTCACCGTTGGCATGTCCCCCCCGATTCAAGGAACGAACGCCATTTTCACCCGAAACCATACGCTTGCTCTTATCGACGCTACGAGTGCTGTCTCCTCGATCACCGGTGGTCTTATCGTAGCTGCTACGGTCGGTACTTCAGCCACCTCAGTTGGCATCGGCGGCGGCAATGTGAACGCGGGCGGTTCCGTGGTCGCGGCACAATTAGGTGTCGGCGCATCGCCGACTGCCCGTATTCCGGTAGTGATCTCGCCAGCGGCGACGACAAGCGCCGGCTCAAGCATTGGCATTTTTGCGCAGCCCACGCTCACCGCAGCTGCCAACAGCGATACGTTATCAGGAATGCAAAACACCTCTATCTTCGCGACAACGAGCGGAGGTCTGACTGGCTTGCTCGCCTTCTCCTACGTCATCAACACTCCCACCGTCACGGGAACGAGCGGCCTCAATACCTCATATCAACTTTACATCGCTGCTGGTGCCACGGCTACGACGCATTGGGGCATCTATCAGGCGGGTTCGGATGACAATTTTCTGACCGGGAAAATTACCGCTGCCTCCTATACGTCCGGCGCTCCTTCTGGTGGCACAGCGGGAGTATGGAAACTCGGCATCTTGGTCACAACCGCCACGGTTTTCGACTCGACGAGATACATTCAAGTGGATGTTGGCGGAGTCGCGTACAAAATTTGTGTGGCCCAATAAAGCCATTTCCGCGCTAGACGCTTTTTTCCTTTCCTTCCGCTGTGAAAAAGCCCATTCACGGCTGGATGAAAAAAATCGTTCTCCTTCTCGCCCTTTGCGTTTTCACCGTCGCGGCCAAAGCAGAGCCGATCAAGCTGACGAACACCCAGGCTGACCAACTCCTAGCCGCACTCTTGAGCATCGACGCCGGCCTCACCGCTTCCAACACCACGATCGCCGCCGATGACATCAACTCGCTGAAACCGAAGGTCGAAGCCTACGGCAAAGGGCAGCAGGCCGCGCAAAAACGTCACAAGCTGGATGCCAAGATGACTGTCCTTGATCCCGAGTTCGTCGCCTACCAGGCCGAGGCCGAGGCGAACCAGAACAACGAGATCACCGTCGAACTCACGCGCTTCAAACTGACTGACGACGAGATCACGGCGTCGAAAATCAAGCCGGCCACGCTCGCTGTCCTGCGGCAGTACCTCCTGCCAGGCGAACCGAAGAAATAATGGACACCCCCGACCTTGCCGGGCTTTCCCAAGCGATGCAGCTCCGGATCATGGAGGTTGTCGTCGCGCTCAAGTTGCTCGGCTCCTTCATCAGTTCGGTGCGCAACGGGGGAGGTCTTGTACGTATTGTGAAAAGCTTCTTTTTCGGTGAGAATCTCCCCAAGGTCATCGCCCAGGACTATCAGGCCGAACTATCCGCCAAACCCAAAGACACTTCCCAACCATGAAAATCCAACTCGCCAGTCTCCTCGCCGCGCTCTGCGCGTTCGTCTTCACCGCCTGTGTCTCCCAAACTCCGCAGCAGATGGCCGCGACCGGCATCTACGCCGCCGGCTATGCCGCCGCCTCGGACAATCTCAACCACGACGCCACACTGGTTGCCACGATCCAGGACGTGGCTGCGAAGCTGCCGCAGATCAACAGCGGTAAACTCACCTCGACCGACATGGGTGTGCTCTCCGGTGAAATCCAGAAACTCTCGGTCAACAGCACGCTCCTCGCGAAATTGGTTCCGGCTGACTCGAGCAAACTCGAGCAGGCCGCTGCTTTCCTCTCTGGTGTCATTCAGAGTAATGCCTCCCTGAATGGCGGGAAAGCGCCCACCGTCGATCAAGTCGTGGCAACCACAGCCATCACGGATTTTTCCAATGGGCTGCTGGATGGCATTGGATATTGGCGGGGAGTTCGAAGCACTAAGACGCCTTGAACTAGCCCAGCGCCACCCGGTCTAACCCGTCATGAACCTCACGATCACCAACGAACAGCAGGTCAAGCTCTACCTCCATCCGGTCGATAGCAAAGGCAAGCCGGGCTCGCTGAATGCCATCCCGGTCTGGGCGGTCGCGAGTGGTTCATGCACGGTGGTTCCGGCCGCGGATGGATTGTCATGCATGATCGTTTCGGGCGATTTGCCGGGCGATTCGGAACTCAATGTGTCGGTGACTTTGGGCGTGGGGACTGGAGCCGTGACGCTCTCAGAGGCGCTTCGCGTGACGGTGGTGGGAGCGCAAGCTGCGGTCCTCGGTCTGACGCAGGATGCGCCGACGTACAAAGGGGATGTCGTTATTACGCTGCCACCGCCCCCTATTCCCACGGACGCCGCTGCCATCATGGCGGAACTGTCCGATGTCACCTTGGCTGGCTACAACACGCGGCTGGGGCAGAACTACACCTTCTATCATCCCACGCCCGAGACATTCCCGGATGTTTACCTGCGCCCCTTGGTGCCCATCACGGGCGTCACGATTGATAAGCGCAGTGCCTGGAGCGAGGGCTTGGGAGGCCCCGCGACGGTTGCGGCCGGCGACTTCTCCTCAACGCAGGGGCAGCTGCTCTACAAGTCCGACGCGACCGCCGCGCTGGTTTCCCCGCCGGTTAGCCCCAACGATAACGAGAGCATCGGCATCGATTGTGTTCACATCTACGAGTGGGACCACGCCATTTTTACTGAGGCTCCGATCAACACCGGGAATGGCGATTCCAGCCCGGATAGCAACGTCGCTACGTGTTTGGCGGTGTTGAACGGCAAACTGGATATTGGCTTGCCGATTGGGGTGGCGCGCGGACCTGCTGGCTACGCTAATTCCGGTCTGATTCTCTTCTCCAAGGGGTTGATTATGACCGCCGGCACCGTTACAGCGTTCTCGGATTGGGCCGCATTGCAGCTACCCGCGAACAAAAAGCCGACCGCCATCGCCATCACGAGCCGCAATGAGTTCGCGGTGGTCACGGTCATCGACACTGACCGCATGGTGGGCCAAGTCTGTTTCATCGCCCTCTGGGGTGGTCAGGATTTGCAAATCAGCGCGAAGAGCCCCGGCTTCCCGGCCGATTGGCCCGTCGCTCATCCGGGCCTGCCGAATCCGGCCGTCTTCACCGGGATGAAGATTCTGGGTTACGTCGATCTGCCCTTCGTGTTCCCGACCGGCATTTCTGCTATCGGTGGCCCGTACAATCACAATCCGATCAGCAACAAGACCGACGGCAATGCAGGCTCGCTTGAGCAGTATGACCTGAACGTGCAGGCTGACCGGGACAACTTCAACACCGGCGGCGGCGGATATGCCGGCAACAACTCGGGCTACGTCTCGCGGACGGGCGCCGCGGTGGTGATCGCCAAGTACGAGAACAAAGCCTGCTTCCTTGACCTGACAGCTTTGTTCATGGGGCTCTTCAACCAATACTTCACGACGCAGGCGAACTACGATGCGACGAAGTACCAGAACCCGGGAAACCCGTTTTACTCGGTTTACAACCTCGCTGACACGACACAGTTTCCGTTCGGCTTTGACGCAAAGCCCGCTTGGACGCCGACCATCACCAAGACGGTGGATGTAACCAATCCCACGGCGGTCCTAATGTCCAATGACGGTCTCGCGATGACGACCATCGCATCGCCCGATGGGACGCTCAGCTTCTTCAACGCGGATGGCACGCCGAGCACGGTGACGCCTTCACTCAAGGTCGGGCCCAACGTGACCTGTCTCGCCTACGACAAGAAGGGTAGCGGCTTCTGGGCCGTCTCCCGCGGCGATAGGTCCCTCATCCGGCTCTCTTCTTGGGGCAAAACCCCGGGCTGGGGCGGCAGCGTCGCCAACACACCGGTCACCGTTCTCCTCACGATCAAGGACCCGAGGATGGTTGATCCGGTTCATCTCGAGGTTTCGGATACCCATTCCGTTGAGGTCCCCATCCTGACGGTGGCCGACTTCGGCGGGCGGCAGATTCTCAACTATCGCTACGGCCCCTTGCTCGACCAGACGGGCAGCGGCGCATCATACCCCATGGGAGCCACCGGTGCCGACGCATTCGAATGCGCTGGGGTGCTGGCCATCAAAGGCGCTCCCTTCCGGTTCAGCGGCAGCAACGTCAACTGACCGTATGCCGAGAACTTTTTCTGCCGACTTCCCGGTAGTCCCAAATCCATTGCAAATAGCCCGGAACATGAAAAAACCTTTCTTCATGACGCATATCCGGGGCACGCACGGCGAACACCTTACCATCGGAGATGAGGTGGCGGTCAAAATGTCGCAGCGGACGCTGATCTACATTCTCGGCGTGGCGTTGGCCGCGGGCGTGGCTTACGCCGATCTAAAATCCGATGCGCGAACAAATAGCGAGACGGTGAAAGAAATTTCCGTGGCACGCGCACTCGACCATGACGTGCTCATCAAGGTGGCGACCGGCGTGGAACAGCTTCAGCGGTCGGACGCCAGGCGGGATTTCCGGGATACCCGTGGGAGCACGAGCTCCACGAGTCGCTGAGAAAAACGCCTAATACTGGCAAGACCCCATAGAACCGGCGGGGGTTTTGCCTTACTCTGAGTGTGCCATGAACACACTTATCCGAGTCAAAATGCAGGTCACGGAAGTCGCGGGTAACACCGCCGGCGGTCAGAAAATCACCGCCAAAGCTGTCACAGAAACTTTGCCGTTCAACACGGCCGCCCATCCGCGGGCGGCGCATCTGTATGGTGGATCCGGCGGTCTTGATCTCACACTCGACAAGCCGTTCGCGCCGTCGTCCGGGCTGCAAAAGGGCAGCGAAATCCACGTGACGATCGAGGCCGAGGCCCCCGCGGCTGTCGTGCCGCCCGGCGCTCCGGCGCCGGCCGCAGGAGCCAAGCCCGCGCCGCTGACCCAGGACGAGAAAGATTATCAGGCTGGCGTCGCGCTGAAGCAGGCCGGGAAACCGCTTCCCGTGACCGCGAACTTTCAGGTTCGCCGTGGATTCAGCGATCCCGCGCCGAAAAAGTAACATCCCGCCGTCCAGGCACAAAAAAGCCGCGCCCGAAAAAGGTGCGGCCTTTTTGTGTTCAGCGAACGTGGGGCACTTGCATGTTCAAACTGCCGAGCAGGCCAAACGCCTGGAGCACGAGCAGGATGGCGATAGCCATCAGGACGAAATAAATCAACGTCTTGAAGCCCGCAGGAATGGGCGCAAAGCGATAGACCACCCAGCAGAGCAGGCCGAGGAGAAACAGGATAATGATGAGGCCCAGAACGGACATTTGAAAAAAGCCCGGAGTTTAGTCCGGGCGTTGAGGTTGGGGTTGCTAAGATTACGGGCTGGCCGGGGCACCTGCGGGGGCCGGCGTGGGGAGCACCGCGTCGAGCTTCGCGACTTCGGCATCCACCTTGTCGCCAGCGGCGCCGGCGGTCGTGGAGGAAGCCTGCATGGCGGCGAGCGCAGCCGTACCGGCGGGCGTGGCGGCCGTCAGGTCGCCGTTTTGGGCGGCAGCAAGGACTGCGTCCGCCGCAGCCGTGAGAGTATCGACCTTGGCGCTTAGAGCGTCAGAGGCGGTCGAGAGCGTGGTCGCCGCGGCGATAATATCAGAGTTTTGAGACATGATGATTTCGAGTTGTTGGGCGATATATACGTTTTGCTTGAAGATCAGGAATAGCGCCCAGCTATCCCCATATTCTTCCTCGTGCCGGCGCTTGAATTCGTCGTAGTCCACGAGCGGGAATAATTATTTCGGTGATGACTGCGGGATTACGGCTTAAGCGTCGCCGGGTCCTGCGTGAGCCCGAGGCTCGCGGCCTGCGCGCCGTTGACGGTGACGCGGATCGCGTCCGAGATGTTGACGACGCCGGCGCCGAGATCGGCATCGGCCGAGACGGAGATTTCGGAGTCGCCGGGAACGTCCGCGGAAACGATGAGGCACGAAAGGCCGTCGGCCGAGGGGATGATGGTGCACGAGCCTGAAACGACCGCCCAAACCGGAATGCCGTCGAGCGCCTCGGCGTGGCCCTTGGCCGACACCGGGTTGAGTTTCACGTTCACCTGCTGTTCATTGGTTAGTACGATGTCCATTTTAGAGCCTTGTTTTTTGTTGGATACTGGGCCGATAGTCCAAGCGAAGTGAGCCGGGCGTTTCGGTGAAAATTTGACATTGCAGTTGTCGAAAAGATAGACCTTCACGGCGGAGAGTCCTGAAATTGAAGGGGAAAAGCAAGTCTGCGGCAACGGGGTAATGACCTACCGATCGGTCGTCAGTTCTTCTTTTTCGCTCTAGCCGCGCGTGCCACTTGGTTGCCTTGGACTAACTGGCTCACCTGACCGACGAGTTTCTCCATCGACGCAACGCGCGCGTTGGCTTCCGCGAGCTGTTTCGCCATCTCGGTCAAATGCCCATCGGTCTGCAACTTGATCTCCGTGGTTTTACCGAGGAGCGTGTCGGCCTTCACCGCGACGGCATCCGCCTTCTCCGAAACGGCGTCCGTTTTCACCGCGACCGCATCGACCTTTCCCGCGACCGCATCGACCTTGGCGGCGTTGTCATCCGCTTTGATCGAGTTGGCCTTGGAGGTACGGAGGGACGCCCAAGCTAAAATCGTGGCCGGTGCTATACCGATGATCGCGCCTCCGGCTGCAATGCAGGCGATTGTGACATTTTCTGTCATTGCCACATATCTTCCACGAACGCCGACAGTTTCAAGCCCTTATCGCAATCGGCGGGCGTCTAATTCCTTCTTGCGTGAATCGATCGCGGCGGATGCCTGGGCGCGCGTCAGCATCACGGTCTGATCCTCGGGGATGCCCATTCGGCGGAGAAACACAATTTGCTCGTAGCTACATAGGCCGGCCTTGAACCGGGTAAGCAGGCGAAGCACGAGGCGCTGCGCGAACCCGCGGTGCTTGATCGCGGACACGTCAAGGTGCTGACGTTGGAGGAACGCAAGTTGTCCGGTGGTCGGCGGGAGTTCGTCCCAGGCAGTCTCAGGCTGCCAGAGCGCCAAGGCCGTATCGCCCACCGTGACCGCCAAAGCAATCGGATCGATGGTCCTCGAGGCTTTTTTCGCGTGCTTCTTCGCCTCCTTCATCAGCGCGGCGAGGAAGTCCTTCTCGGCCTGGGCCTCCATCGCCACGAGGTCGTCGCCCGACATCACGGCCATGATGTCGCGCACCCCTTGGTTCGTCGTCACCAAGTCGAACGGGCAGATGAGATCCATCCGGTCTGACAGCCAGAGGAAGTCGAGAATTGTAAAAAAGGGCTTAGCCGACCGCGCGATCGCCGCGAGCCGCGCCTCGCGTGTCGTGAGCCCATCGATCACCCCGGGCAGCGTCCGGCTGCCGCGCAGCACTGCCTGCTTGTAAAAACCCCAGATTTTCGTTGGCCGCAGCAGACAGACGGCGGTGATGTCGGGAACATCAAAGCCCTCGACGATCAGCATGGCATTGCAAATGACCGTCCCCGGCCCGGCGGCGCGGAAGGCCAGAATCTTCTCGGCACGATCCGGGCACTCGCCGGAGACGAACTGGCCGGCCAATCCCTCGTCGCAAATCGCCTGGGCCAGCAGCCGGGCCGTTTCGATCGATGGCATAAACACCACCGTCTTCAATTTGGGGGCGTGGATGGCGATTTCCTTGGCGATAAGCCGCAGGAACGGCGTGATGCGGCTCGTGACCTCACCCAAGTCAAGGTCGGCGCCTTGGCCCCCAGAACGGCTTGTTTTGATGCCTCTCATGTCGAGTTGAAGGGGGATTTGCTTCACGATTGGCCGGGCGAGGTAGCCGTCGTGCACGGCCTCGAGCAGAGTCCATTGATAAGCAACATTTTGGTAGAATTCCCCAAGACTGCGCGCGTCACCGCGGCTTGGCGTTGCCGTCCAGCCGCAGATCCGCGCCTTGTGCTTGTATGGCGCGCCGGGTTCGGGCGGCTTCCAGCCTTCGTGCAGCGACTCGACGCCGAAGTGGAAGTAATTGAGGACGCGCAGGAATGACGGGGCGAGACTTCGATGTGCCTCGTCCTGATGGACCTCGGTAAAATGGTCGTCGGGGAAATTCAGCAGGCGATTCTCGCGCGAGAGGGTCTGGATCGATGCGACGACCACCCGCGCGCTCAGGCTGGCGTGCTGGTCGGCTTTTTCCTTGTCGGCCGTGATGCCGGTGGCGCGGAAGAGCTTGTCGATCGCCTGCTCCAGTAGTTCGTCGGTGTGGGCGAGGATCAGCACGCGGCCGCCGCGTGCCACCTCGTCTTTCGTCAGATGGCTGAAGCAGATCGTTTTCCCACCGCCTCCCTCGATGACGCAAAGCTGTCGCGAAAACTGTTTCCACCCTTCCTGCACTGCCTTCACGCAGGCAACCTGGTATTCGCGCAGATTCCGAGTGGCCGATGGCGACCAAGGTTCAACCAAATCAAGCTCGAGTTCCTCACTCATGCGCCTCCTGCTCGAGCCGGTGTTGGACATCGTGAAGCAGGCGATCGAGCGCGGGATCGCCTTTGCCGGCGCGCATCAGCGCCGCGCGCGCCTCCTGGCAGGCCAGCGCCGCCGTCCGCAGCACCGTATTGAGCGAGCCATCGCCCACCAGTCTGCGAAACTCGTCGCAAGTTTCGCGGTATTCATCCGCCGTCACGGTTTCGTTTCCAGATCGTGATACACCGCAGCTGCACGCACGGCGAAATCCGATTTCATTGCTGCGATGTGGCCACTCGCGACCGCCTCGTAGCCAGCACAGTGCAAGGCGGCAACGAGATAGGGCGTCGCGCGTCGATGCAGTTTTCCGCATTTTCGAATCAGGTCCAGCACGTGCACCGTCTCGACGCGATGCGTCTCCTTGATCGCGAAATTCTGCCGCGAGTCGGCCCAGCGAAATGGTTTTATGCTGAGTTCAGACCAGCGTGCTTCGGTGAACTGAAGCCGCCCGCGCTCACCAGCCGCACCAATTGGCCTGTTCACCGAATCCCAACCCTCGGCGCTGGCGAGCGCGAGTATCTCCCACGACACGTTCACCGGCGGCTGATAGCCATGCCACACGATTTCTTGGGCCTTGGCGTCGGGTGCGTTCAACCAGAGCCAGCCCCAGAGAACGAGGACCAGGGCGCCGGCGATCAGGATTTGGGGCAAGGTAGGCATGCGGGTCATGGTAGCTTTTTTTCTACAAACGTCAGGTAGCGGCCTCGAACCTTGCGGCCTTCTTTGCGCCGCTTGTGCTCTTTCGCTACGAGGCTGCACTCCCGGCATCCACGAGCGTTTTTCCTTTTGAGAAGATTCGCCCCGCTAAGCGGATGCCCGTGAATGCAGTGCGTTTTTGCGGCGTTCCTAGCTTGGAAAGTGTCAGATCGCATCAAATTTTCTCGTTGGGTAACTGCCTCAAGATGCTTCGGGTTGACGCAGCGCGTATTGAAGCAGTTATGGTGCGTCACCAAGCCGCGCGGCATTTTACCTATGAAGTGTTCATACGAGAACCGATGTGCAGCCACGTTCTTTCTGCCTATGGTGAATTTCCCGTAACCTTTATTTAGCGAACCCATCCATATCCAGCACTTTTTGGTCTTCCGCACTCGGCGCATAAATCTTTCGATCAATCTCTCACGAAACGCCTTGGGGTTCATGCGAGGAGTCTTTCAATCATCGCAATGGTAGCAAGACCTTTCACCTCACTTGGCACACAGCGGACAACCCTCCAACCGATAATAGCCGCTTGGTTGTATTTCTCCATGTCCTTCATGAAGCCTCCGCCGCGCGTATGGCGCCCTCCCGTCCAGACTCCCCCCTCGACCTCAAGGGCTATTTTTTTTGTGGGCCACGCGAAGTCGAATCGCCATTTCCTCGGAGGATCAAAACGGTGTTCTCTCTCTGGTTCTGGCAGCCCAAATGCGGCGAAATGCCCAACAGGAACCTGCACTGCGGTCCCGCTGCTCTGCCGGATCATCCTGTCCAGATTCGGTGTCGGCACTACAGGCTTCGCATCCTGCGCCAGCACGAGTTTCTGCACACGTGCAGGAAGTTTGGCGAATGGTATGCCGCTAGATTTCATCAGGCGGCGCAGGCGGCGCGAGGAGCGCGGGTTGAATTGCCTCACGTTTCTGCGGTCGCGAAAGCAGGTCGTTGATGCTCGCGCGCTCGGCGTGCTTGATCTTGATGTCGTTGAGCAGGAAATCGCCATCGGCCTTGCGGCGGCCGGAAGCAGTCATGGCGCGGGCGTGGATCGCACGGGAGTTGAGCCGGCGTTGAAGTTGAGCGTGCGGGTGTTCGGCCGGGAAGGCCACTGCCCAGACCTGCCAATTCTCTCCAAATTCCGCAGCCAATGTCTCGATGCGCGGAGGGGAACTCGCTCTCAGCCCATCGCCGATTTGAAAAACGTCGCGGTCCTCAAGGCGTCGCGCGAAGATTTTGTAGATCCAATCGCTCATGGGGCAAAAACGAACAGCTTTCTCTGCGACTGTTCCATGTGCGGTCTCACCACAGAGTCGAACACTGTTTTTCCAGTGACCGCAGCCTTTCCGCCCTTTGGGATCTTCTGAGCATCGGCGATCTCATCAACGATTTCCGTGGTCGAATACTTCACGACGAACGGCATGCGCGCCGGCGGCACGAGACTGTTGACCGCTTCCCACGCGCCCTCGGGATTCGTGACCTTGTAGGCACCGCCTGTGATCTTCTGCGTGACGCGCGTGCCGTCCGTGGCCGTGGCGCTGCCATTGGCCGCGAGCCGCTCATGCAGGATCGCCTCCACGTCCTCGACGGCGCGGTTGACGGTGCGCGAGGCAATGAGGAGATCGACCAGCGTCGCGTCGGGCGCGTCAGTCTTGATTGTGGCGAGAAATTGAGGGGTGAGGATGGCTTTCATGTTTTCAAATTCTTGGCGGATAGCAGGGCAGACAAGGGAGCCTTCGCCGTCAATGAGACGAGCGGCGGCCGCTGGGCACCAGGAGCACTGCAGCATGCCCGAGTTGACGGTCATCGGGTCGTCGAGCGCGGCATTGATGCGATCATTGAGAAAAGTGACACAATCATTCAACTGCTCGCCGTCGAGCGACACGGATGACACGCGTTGAAACCCGTCCTCTTCGGAGTTGCGCGGCTGGTAGAGTTTGAATTTCGCGCTGGTGAGCTTTGGGTAATTCTTTTTCGCGAGCCCGAGGTAACCAAGGATCTGGTCGTTGAGATCGGCGGCGATCACCGGCTTGTAACCCCATTTCTCATCAGCGCCGATGAAATCCGTGCCCTCGGCGTTGACGCCGTTGATGTCCATGCGGCCGGTCAGGATGAAACGATCGAACTCCGCCTCGAAATAGCCCTCGACCTCGAGGGCGTAAGTCGGCGGGAAATCCTCGGCCACCTGGCGCAGAATCCACGGGGCTACCCATTCGCTCATCTTTGGCAGCGTGTAGCCTTCGGGCACGTCAGGCTTTGAAAGGAAGTCTGTTGGCGTCTTGGCGCCGCTTTCTTTTATCAGCCGGTCAGCCACCGTCCAATGCCCCATCGTCCCCTCCCATCCCTCGCCACCCTCACGCTTTTTCACGAGCGGGATCAGCGTCCTGCTGCCGTGGCAGTTGAGCAACTGGGGTAAGGAGCTGGCGCGAATACGCGGTTTCATCGCGATTTGGTGGCTTCCTCGGCAATACGAAAAGCGATGATTGTTTTGCTCACTTTGAATTTACGGGCGAGTTCGCGCAGGGTTTTGTCATCGTCGTCAACGACATCGAGACCTCCCAGTTTGTTGAGTTCTGCGCGCAACATGACCGTTGGAACGAGTAGGTGCATTGCAAAATATGTGGCCTCCCGCTCACGATCCACGTCAGCGTTCATTCCGCCTTCCCTCCCCTGCCGTCGTCCCGCCCGGCGCTCTGGGCCATGGCTGCGTCGATGGCTTGGCGTAGGTCGGCCATATTGGCTCCGCCTTGGGATTTCCACCCATAGACGACCGGATCATCATTGAGGCGAATCCAGTAGTTCTCCAGCCAATCGAGCCTCGCGCTCTCCACCCCCGCGCCCGGGTAGTGGGCGGCGAGCAGGGCGAGGATGTCGTCCGCTGTCTCTTCGATGGTCGATTGGTCCTCCAGCACAAGGTCCGCCAGACAGCCCTTTATCTGTTTCCGCAGCTCCTCGCTACGGCCTTCGCTGGCAGGGGCGGGCGGGTCGTGCGGCATCATACCCACGACACCAGCCTGCTGAGCTTGTTTGAAGGTCATTTCATATCCTCCTCGTAGATCTTGTAGGTCAGCCCGCACACCGGGCACTCGTACCGTTCCCAATCCCAAGTCGAAACGGTCGACTTCATGTTCGGGCAGTTGCGGCAGTTGTCCTTCGTACACTCCGGCGGCTCAGGCGGGGGCGGTGCTTGGACCTTGGGCGCAGGCTCACTGCGTGGCGGGGTGGGTGAGTCTTTCATGAATGAGTTGGGTTACGACTAGACAGTACTGAGTCGGGGATGAATAGATCGTTGTGAAGGTCTTTCCATCCGAGAATCCAAAACGGGCAATAGTCGCTCAGGTGGTTCGGGCATCTGTTCGCGGACTCCAGCGCAGCGGGCAAGAGAGCGTGGTCGCCGCCCGTGTAGACGCCGCCGTATGTTGTCTTGATGCGAGTGCCACTTGGCAGGGGCCGGTTATCGGATAACAATTTATAGATTTCTGGTCTCATCATGGGGGGTCTGAAAACAATAACGGCAGATGGAAACGGAGCTGAGTTCTTGGCATCGCCAAACTTGAGCCGCCCTTTAACGAAGCGCACTTCGCCCTTTGCGGCATAATCGTGCCACCAAACGGTATCGGTGCGGGCCGGCACGAGACAGACGACAGTAGCGCCGGACAGGGCCGACCGGTACGCCTTGGCCATCCATTGACCGATTTCTCGGCCATAAGGCGGGTTCATCCAGCAAACGCCCTTCCACTCTTGGGCAAGCCCATCCGTCTCCTTGGTGAAATAGCGCGGGCATTTCGCGTTCTCCGGCGTTGCGCACACGTCTAACCCGAAACCGAATATGGCGTTTAGTTCATCGAAGAACGCCTGCGGAGTCTCCCAAAGATCCGTCGCAGAGGAATAGTGAACGGCCATCGCGCTCATCTACTTCTCCCCCTTGTTAGGCGTGGCGGCGAGGGCGTGGTCGCAGATGGTCAGCATGTCGTTGAGCTTGTGGGGCGGAATCTCCTCGTCGCCGTGAACGTACTCGGCGAGCGGCCCCCGAATCACCCTCAAGGCAGCAACGGCGGCGTCGCGCTCCTGCTCGGTGGCGACTAGCTCGCGTAACCGTTGCAGGTAGTTGAGTTCGTGAGTCGGTGCGCCTTCGACCGTCCCGCCGATGGTGGTGACGATGGTGAACTTGAGTGCCGCCGTCTCTGCCCGCGCCAAGTCTCGCTCATCGCGCAAATCATCGTAAACCGCGTCGCAGTTATATTGCCCGAGAGCGATGGCACCTTTGAGTTGCTCCACCTCCTTCTCGCTCTCCGCCAGTTTGGAGCGGAGGTCGTCGCGCTCGGCACGTAGCTCCATCTCCCGGTCTACCGCTCGGCAAACGTCGGCGTAACCCTGCGACCAGTACGGGTGTCCCTGTGTGATGCGGTCTTTGACGGTGCGCTCGGTGTTCTGAATGCTCGCGGTCATCACGGCAGCCGCTTTCATTCGCTCCACCTCTAGCTCCGCCACCACCTCGGGCAGCCCTTGTTGCGCGGTCAGGGCGGCCTTCAGGCGGTGTATTTCTTCGTGGCAGGCGAAAACGTGGAGCTGGATTTCTTCAGCCGAGCATCCAACCGTGTTGCGGGACTCTAGTGGTAGGTTCATAATTCACCTCGTGTGGCCATCCGCCGTTTTGCTCGATACTTGGCGGTGTGAATTGCCGCGCACTGCCGACAGAATCGTTTGCCGTTCTTTTTGTACTCATACGGTCCGCCGCAGCGCGTGCATTTGGTCTTCTTTGTGTTGCCACTTATAGCAACTCCGTCGCGGTAGGCGTCGCGAATGTTTTGGCTCTGCGTCGCCAAATATAGGTGATCGATGTTAATGCACCCCTTGTTGTTGCAGCGGTGACAGACGTTTAGCCCGTGAGGGACAGAACCGAACTTGCCCTCGTAAATCATTTTATGGGTCGGCACTTTGATGCCGTTGCGCTCTGACCGACTGTAGCTCTTGCCGTCGCCCGCGAATCGACCGGGGCGGAAGATGCATGGAGTTGCCACAAGCTCTTGCGTGTCGGCGCGGACGGGGGCGGGCGGTACGGGGTCGGGAGTCATCGGGTGATCGGATTCCGTTCGACCTCAAACTTCACGCCAGGACACTCCGGCAGCACCTGCCCCTCTTTCCAAGGGGACGTGTAAACCGCCCGCAGGGCGACTAGGTTCGCCGTCTTCGTGACAAAGGTCTCCGGCAGCAGGTTCACGTCCACGCTCGCGATCTTGAGCGTGGTGCGAAACGCGAGTCCTTGCGTCTTCGGTTGCACCACAGCCGGCGCCACAGGTAGCGGCGCGTACTTCAGCGCCTCGATCGCCTTCTGGGTCTCGGTCTTTTCGATCGGCGGCGGCGTGTCGTCGGCCAGGTCGAGGTCGTCCTCGGCATCCTTCGGGCCGATGTAGGGCGTCTTCGCCGCGAGTTCGTCGGCGATCCGCTTGTTTTCGCGGGCCTCGGCATCCGCGATGTCCTGCAGCCGCTTCAGTTCCTTCAGGCGCACTTCCTCGGCGGCCCGGATCTCGGCCTGGCGCTTCTTCTCGGTTTCGGCGGCAATGCGGCGTTGCTCCTCATCGTAGGCCACCTGGGCGCGCTTGAGCGTGGTCTTGCACGCTTCGATGCGCAGGGCTGGGCCCTTGGCCGTCTCGTCGATCAGCTTGCCGGCAACCAGAAGTGGCGCCTTCAGGTCAGCGCGCGCTTTCTCGAGCGCCGTGCCGGCCTTCGTGAGCCGCTGTTGGAGATAGGCGGCGGCTTGGGCGGTGGAGGCGTCGCTGATGACCAGCTTTGCGACCATCGCCTCGGCGTCGGCCAAGTCGGCGACGAAAGAGCCGGGCACCAACTCCATCGGAGTCGGGATCGGCTTCGTGATGACTAATAGGGCTTCGCTCATGTCAGCAGTAGTAGGCGGTCCAGCGGTGATGGGTATTGGTGTGTTTCCGGGGCGTGGATGATTCGCTAAAGCCGAGCGCGATGACCCAGATTATCAGCATCAGGACCGCGGCAGCGAGCATGCACAGGGCGAGCCAAAGGCACCCGTAAGCCATCTTGTCGTGTGACTTCATCAGTCCACCGATTCGTTCTTGGCGGGTTCAGGCGCGGGAGTCTCGGGCGGCTTTTCCGGCGCAGCAGCCTCCGCGATCTTCACGCTCTCGACCAGAATTGCCGCCGGCTGAGGCACCTCTTTGCCATCGACCAGCTTCGCCTTGCGCGCGCGGCCCGTGAGTTTGATCTCCACAGGTTTGTCGAGCTGGTACGTAGGATCCGCGACCGGCGGCTTGCCCTCCTCTGGATTTGCCTTCGCTCCGCCCAGGTGAATAGCCGCGCCCTTGAATCCGCCGTCGAGCGTCACGCGCACGGACGGATGCGAGGCGCCCCCCGAGTCGATCCAGGCGGTCGTGAACTCGTTGATAGTGCAGACGAACGTGCGCGATTCCTTGTCGCCCAGCGTGGTGACGGGTTCGGCCAGCTTCGATGGGTCCATGCGGAAATCCCCCTCGACGACATTCGTGACCTCGACCTCTTTGCCGCGCGTTTTTCCCATCTTCACCTTCATGGCGGCAGCGGCGCCGGTCGTCGCGGCTTTGGGCGGGGCGTCGGCGCGCTTCACGGTCTCGGGCTGATCGGACTCAGTGACGTTGAGCATGTCGCCCAACCGCTTCTCATCCATGTCTGGCGGGATGCCGTGCACCACTTGGCGCGCGCATTGTTTCAGCGCACGGATTTCCGACATATGTTTTTTTCTTGAGGCCCAATTCGGATTTGTCGCCACGACCCACTCATCAACCCAAATGGTTTTCTTGAGAAGTCCCTTCATGCGATGGTTGATGAACGCGGTGCATGTCTCCTTGCCGGCCGCATCCTTCCCGTGCTCCACCCACCAAGCGGGGCCGCCCTCCTTCGTGGCCACGATGTCGGAATTGTTCGCGAGGAGCGTATAAATCCCGTCAGGGCCGAGCATTATTGTGACCCCGCCCGACCGTTCGGGATACGGATAAAGCTGGCCTGGTAGCAGTGGATTGAGACGCAGCGCATTCGCGACCGCAATGACCGTGGCGAGTTGCGCATCGCTCACCTGTTCGGGCTTCACGTTCTTGAAAAACTGCGCCTTGAGCGTGTCGATGAGCATCCCGGTTTCCATGCCGAGAGCATGGCCAAGGATCGTGGATGCCTTCACAAAAGGCTCCGGTTGAACTGCGAGTGAGGATTCTTCGGGCATATTATTTTTGGTTAGGCTGAAAATTTGTCGGATTTGGCGAGGTTTTCCCAACGCCAGAGGGGCTGCAAATTCGTGTAGTGACACAACCGCATCAGTTCCGCTTTGCTCTTCGCGGATGAGAGCGGCTTGCGATGATCGATATGAATGTCGCCACGGCGATCCCAAGACATACCGGGCTTGAATTGGCGCTCAAGATAGCCACGCAGGAATTGGGGCGTGCAGCCGAGGATCTGGAAAGTTCTACTGCTTTTCCGCACACCAAACCCGTTCAGCGCGGCCCGAATGCGACAACCAAGGATGCCTTGGAGTCGGAACAGAACATTTGCGGCGCGTTTTTTCGCCATGTGCCGCGCTTGATAAACGCGCCACTTGTCAGGATTCGCGATTCGCCAAGCAGCGCGGCGAGCTTTGCGTGCGCCTGGATTGCGCCGATTGTAATCACGCAAACGCGCATTTCGTTTGGCTCGATCAGTAATCGCGTAGCCCTTTTGGAGTTCATTGCTGCGCTCGCGGCGCTTCCTTAAAACAGAAGCAGTTACCCAATTCTCGCGCTCGTGCACGTAGGACCAGAAAAACAGGTCCAGAATCGGATGCGAATCTCCGCGGCTGTGTTTCATCACATCAGCTTGACTTCGGCTTTCACGCCGTCGCCCAGCTTCGTTTTGAGGTCGAAATTGAAATAGACCTGCTTGCCCGAGAGCACCAAGCCCATCGCCTGCTTGCACTCCAGCGATGCGGAGCCGTGGCGCTTCGCCACCTCGTCGAACCAGCCGAACTGCCGGTCATGCAGTTTCATCGTGAGCGCCGGCCGCTTGTAGCAATCGAAAATGGGCTTGCCGGTCTTTGGCTTCCGCTTCACGTCGAGGTGACAGAGCTCGTGGTCGATGAGCGCATTCTGTTCGGCCTCCTCCATGTCATTGAACACCGCCTCGTCGAAAACGATCTCGGCGTCACCGATGCCGCGCACGCGATCCTTCGCGCCCAGGAGCCGCACGACGGCCGCGCAGGGATAGCCGTGCAGCAACAGGGCCGGCTCATCTTCGTCGGTGTTGGCAACGGACAGACAGGCGATTTTGATACCCACACCGCTCAGGGTGGGGTGAAACTTTTCGATCATGGCGCTTACTTTGGCCAGAACCTCAGCGGAGCACTTGGCGTAGATTTTCATAGGCAGGAATTGTGGTTTGCTCCGCTCCCGCGTCGCCGTCAACTCTTTTTCACGCAGTTGTGAAAATGATTTACAGCTTGAGTCTGTAGCGAAAAACGACCTCGGCGTGCGCATCATCCCGATGGGTCAACAGCTCACATTTGGGATCCATCATTTCGGTCAACTCCAAGTCGCTCAACCGCACCTCGCCGCCCGCCCGTTTTACCAAGGCCATGATGATGCCCAGCATGGCTTGATTCTCCCGCTTAACCGCCTCGGCACGAGCCAAGCGCTCGCCTAATTTGGCCGCCCATTCATCTGCAATCATGCCGCCGAGAAATTGATGCCCTACTTTGTCGTAGGATTCGCCAGTGATGTCGCCTTCGAAAACGTGCTTCATTTCGTGAAAATGATTTCTACGTGCAAACCGCGAGCACCGAGATCACAGCCAGCGCCAGCCCCGCCAAGATCAGGATCCATGCCCCGATTCCCAGCAGCCGGCAGATGCGCTCAAACTCACGGTTGGTCATTTGCGCAGGAGGGCTTTCCAGATGCGCACGAAAGTCGGGCGCCTGACTTCGAGGATCTGGCTAGGTTGCGTGTCCAAATAATCCGCTGCGAGCCTCGCGAGTTCTTCACGCTCCTTCGGACCATCCCACTGGATGTCGGGCAGGGGCTCATTCGGGTAATGCGTGCCGGTGCGATAGCTGGCGTATTGCTCCTTCAATGCGTCGCGCTCCTTCAGCATGCGCAGCGCGATCTTGGCGATGCTTTGCCCCAGCGTAAATTCGCTGGGGAGCTTGCGAATGTAGTCATCGACTTCCTGCCACCAGTGTTCGACCTCGAGATATTGCCGCTTCCACTCTGCGAGGTCGTCGCGTTCCCTGACGACATGCGCGTAGCCGGCGAGCAAATCTGCTTCTGCAGGCTTCCTGAATTCCTCATGGAGCAGCCAGTTGGTTTCCATATTTCCGACCGGGGCTGTGGAGACCGAGTGAAGCACAAAGCCGTTTTCCTCTGTGCCCAGCTCTGGGAACGGGGGGTGATCTTCGTGCAGCGTCAGCCGATACGCCGTGCCGTCATCGCGGATGATGAGCGGGATTTTCACTGGAAAACGTGCCAGACAAATTGATCCTGTAGGAAGCTTCCGAGGTGCCGTTCCCATGTCTCAAACTCCCGGCCCGTGCCGACAACAAAGATTCGGCGCGGCTTCGGATCGAACCCGGGATTGACGACGGCCCAGATGCACGGTTGTCCTGTAGGATCCAAACCGGCATGGATGATCTCGGCCGCGTAAGGCATTTCGATGTCCTGTTCGGACACGATTTGAATCGGATATTTGTAGATTTTCATTTGTCGAGATACCAGAACGCCGAGCGATCGGCCTGGGTGGGGTGCAGCACGCCCTGTTGCGAGTAGCCGCGGCGCCGCTGTCTTGCCTCACGCCCGCGGCGCGAGAGTTTGCGATAGGCTTCGAGCTTCGTCATCTCGCCGCGGGACTCGCGCACGAGTTGCTCGGCGCGCGTGTGGATGTCAACGGGGCGGTTCATGATATGACCCACGAAAAGCGGTAAAGGCCAATGCCCAATACGATCATGCCAACGCGCCAATCGATGAAGAACGCGCCGCAAAGGATCAGCGTCACGGCGCTGGTCCAGATCAGGCACCTGATGACTTCGATGCGACTCATTCCTCGTCCTCCTTGACCATCGCCTCGTGCGGTTCATCGGGCGAAGCAAAGTGATTCCCGCGCCGCACGATCGCCAGCGCGTCCATGAACGAATAGCGTCCCGCCTCAGCCTTGCATGCCGTGTAATCGTTCTCGTCCGGCTTCCACCAAGCGGCGTGCTCCACACTCCAGATGAGCCACTTTCCGCTGTGCGCTGCCTCCAGGAGTTCGACCGCGCGATCCCGATCCCGGAAAGCCACGAGCATACAAAGCCCGACGCCAGCCACAAAGAAATCCTGGAGGACATACTTGATCGGCTGCCCTGCTACACAATCCCAGAAGCCGAACAGGAGCCATGCGAAAATCAGGAATTGGAGTAGCCAGTACTTTTTCATACGCGTGTGAAATGCGCCGCCCGTCGCCGGCGGTCAACTCTTTTTTCATACCACCATGAATCCGCCACGCGCAGCAGCACCACCATCAGGCGCACGGCGGGATGAAACAGGACGCAGCAGGCGACGAAGGCAAAGTAGCGCAGGATCATTTTAGCCCCATATCCTCGGCCCAATCATGGCGCACGCGATCGGCCAACTGCTCGGCCTCGACCTGGCTCGTGCACACGCGGCACTTGCCGTTCACCGAGATAATCACCCTGCCGGCGCGATAGAAAATGATGATGTTCGGCGTATGCGCGAGCTGCGCCCGCCAGGCCGCGATCATCGCCTGCTGCCGCTCCGCTTCACGGCGCCGCGCGGGTTCGGCCGCGATCCACGCCGCCTGGGCCAGCCGCGCGCGTTCGGCCTCGGCGCGCGCGTTCTGCGCCTCCTGTTGCGCCGCGACCGCGGCCTGGTGCTGGTCGGCACGGTCCTGCGCCTTTTGCTCGGCCTTCGCCTTGCGGGCGGCGAGCAGCTTGGCGCGTTGCGCGGCCGCGGCCTGTTCGGCGGCAATCTGGTTCACTGCGGCCTGCAGATTGGCGCGCGCCTCGGTTGGCGTGAGATCAGCGAGTGCAGCCGACACGAGACAGAGCGCGAGCGCGCCGACAATGATGATGATAATCATCGCGATTAGACTCTGCCAGATGGGTTTGATTGGTTTCATAGGGTTATTAAGGTTGCGGAAGCAGGTGGCGGAGCGCCGCGAAGGCCGCGCCGGGCCCGTTGTCCTGGTCGTATCGCTCGGTGTCCATTTCCGGGCCAACGAGATCGACCTTCAGCCCGCGGCCGTTGAGAAACTCGAAATAAGTTTCCTTTTGGCCGGCGATGATGGCCTCGGCCTGGACTTTGCTCATGTCGGCCGTGTGCTGCGCGGCTTCGGTGCCTTGCGGCTTCGCGTGGTTGTAAAGGCTCGCGAGGATCACGGCCTTGTTGAGTTTTGAGATGTCGATTTTCATGGGATTAAAACAGGGTTTGCTGACGGTTGAGATCCACGGTGTCCCGCAGTTCGCTGAGCTTGGCAAATGCCTGCTCGTAGGTGGCGAAGGGAAAGGACGCGAGGATTTCGCGGTCTTTGTCGAGCACCTGGACGAGCCACACGTCGCGATTGTTACCCAGCGCGCCGACTGGCAACACCCCAGCGACAACCGCGGCCACGTGGTCTGTGTCCGCCTCGCGCTGGATGTCGTAGTCGTGCACGCGTGCCGGATCGAGGTGCGGCGGGAATGAGCGCACGGCCGTTTCGTCGGCGCCGAAGATGTCGAGTTGTGCGTTCATCGCGCGAGGGGTTTTACCGGCATTTCGTGGATCATGGCGACGGCATGCAGTCTGTCCGCAAAGCGGTCCGCGGCGTCAAGCGCCACGTCCCAGGAGCGGAAGTGGAAGACGCGCGGCCGTTTGTCGGTGCGGTAAAAGGCCACGGCGTAGCGCGGCCGGTGTGACGGATGGGTGCTCATGATTCCACCCCCGTCAAAATCATGCTTGTGCCCGTGCGCCGTTGCACGAGGTGGTTAAAGTGGCGCGCTTCGTCGCCGCGCTCGTGCACTTGCACCGAGCAACGGAATTTGCCGGCGATCACTTCTTGCGTGTCCTTATCCGTGATTTCGGAAAAGGAAATGCCAAGCCGCGTGTCGCAGTTTTCAAACGCGAGCAACGGTTTCAGGCGCGACAAGACTGCCAGGATGAACGGCTTTGAGCCGCAAATCCTGACGCCGTCCTCGTCGATGGTGGTGCCGCGGTGCTTGTACGGGATCGGAGCCGGCGTGAGCTCGGCGTTATCTGACAGCGTGCGCCAAAGGGTCAGCGCGTCCTTTTTCTGGATCGATTCTGCTTTCATGGGTTTTTCGAGGTTTTGACTGACGTTAGGCGCACACCGCTAAGCCGCGCGTGTAATATTGATCGGCATCCAGCAGGCGGTTTTCGTCGCCTGTGAGCTGTTGCCGCGTGAGAATGTAAAGCATGCAGCCTCGGCAATCGCCCTGATGATAGGCCGTCAGGTAATCCGAATTGCGCGGGTCCCGGGCATGGCGCGCGTTGCACGCTTCCAGGATGATTTTAAGGCGCCGCAACGCGCCGGCCTCGCGGTCGGCGATCGAGTAGCGCCCGCGCTTGCCGTTTTGTCCGGCATCGTAGGTCATAAACGGTTTGCCCGTCGCTTCGTCGCGCTCAATGCAGCGATTATATTCGTCGCCGCACTCCAGCTCGGCCCAGCGGTGCAACGTCATTTCAATGCGGCGCAGCGCGAAAGCTTCCTCATACGTGAAACCTAGGTTTCGCAAGCGGGCGATCAGTTCAAACTTGGCTTTTTGGGTGCTCATTTTTGGTTATCGTTTTACCTCTGATCCGAGGTCCGCGAATTGCGGAGGTTTCTAGCTTCCCGGTTAGCCTTCTCACACGTAATGCATGAGCGTCGGCCATCCGGGTAAAGGTACAGATTCGCGCCGGCCAATTCGTGCCCGCGCTTACAATGGGTTTTTCGTTTGTTAATCGCCGCCAATCCCTGCCCGCGATGGATGTTCTCGGCCGGCGTGACCGCTTCCAAATGCTCGGGATTTTCGCAGGCGCGATTGCGGCAAAGGTGATCGATTTGCAGGCCGGCAGGAATTGGGCCGTGTGCTTTCTCATAAGCAACGCGATGCGCCAAACACAGTTTGCCACCAATCCACACCTGCCGATAACCGTCCGTTGTTAGGGCACCGGCGCTTACTATGCATGGCGTTTTCATTTTGTTTGTCCGTCGCGCGGCCTGCCGGCGCTCCTCGCGCTTTCGGCGGCAGTCCTTACGACAGGAAAGTTATTGGTTGAAGAGGGCGAAGTGCTCGGGCTGTTCGGTTTCGTAACGCGTGCACACTGCCGGCCAGCCGAGGTTAAGCAGGTAGGCGCGCTCCTCCGGATCCATGTCGTTCACGTAGATTTCCAGCGTGTCGGCGGCTTCCTGGAATTGCGAAAACCGATGCTGACAGTAGGCCATGAGGTGCGCGCATGTCGCGTGGTCAAGCGGCTTGGCGTTCATGTTAAAGTCCTCCCGCGATAGGCCCGCACGCGTTCTGCGTCGCGCAGCGTGCGAACCCATCCGCGAATCGCTGTCCGTGCTTCCAGTTGCGAGCGCAGCGCCCACAAACGGCGCACGCTCACCGTTGCCAAGTTCTCGTAATACTCGACTTGGCGAAGCGTAAAGAGGGGATGCGCGGTCATGATACGTCCTCCCCTTGCGCGAGTTGATAAGCGATGCGCTCCGCGTCCACGCGGTTCGCAAACCAGTCATCGCACGCCTCCGTCGCCGGGAAGCCGGTGACCTGCGCCACCACATGCCAGCAGCGCGGCCCCAGCCCGAGCTTGAAAGGGATGTCTTCCGCCCAAAAGAAAAGCTCGGGCTGTTCCTGCGACTGGTATTTGCGAGTGAGGCTCATGGCGCACCGCCCTTCACCGCCCGCGCGATCCGCACCGCTTCCGCCAAATGCCCGCTCAGGTTGATCGAGTTATTTGCATTCGCAAACGCCACCAACTCGCGCGCGAGGTTTTCCAATTGAATCCGCGCCGTTGCCAAGTCCGCCTGTGTGCGTTCCAGCGCCAGCGCCGCCGCGTCAGCGCCCGTTTCGTGGTCAATGATGCCCGCCAGTGAGCCGATAATGCCCGGAATGCCGACTTGCGCTTGAATCGCGCGCGCCGCCCGGATGGCCCCAGCACTATAATTGCCGGAAAGCGGATGCGCCTGTGCGCTTTGATTTTCGTTTTTCATTTTGGTCGAGTTGAGGGTTTCAGATCAAGCCAGCCTCGCGAAATGAGTAGTAGCCGCGCCCCATCGGGTCGGCCTGCGCCTCGCCAATGATTACATGGTCAAGCAGGTCAATGCCCACGGCCTTTGCCGCCTCGCGCAGTTGCCGCGTGATTTGCACGTCTGCCGCGCTCGGGCACGGGTCCCCGCTCGGGTGGTTGTGCACGCAAATAATCGCGGTCGCACTTGCCATGATCGCCGCCCGGAAGACCTCGCGCGGATGAGCAAGGGCTGAAGTCGCCGTGCCCTTCGTCACCAGATGCCGACCCAGCGCCCGGTTTTTCCGGTTCAATAGGATCACCCAGAAGGATTCAACCTCCGGCGATGCGTCGATGGCGTCGCTCATGTATTCCGCCACGAGCTCCGGTTTGTTCACCATCGGATTCTCGCGCTTCAACTCCTCGGCGGTTTGCCAAGGGAACTCCGGCGAAACCGGAGTGTAAACAAGCTCAACATTGTATTTTTTCATTCGTCGTAAGGATTAAAACGAGCTCAGCAAAAGCCTATTTCCCTTGCTTGGCGAGCCCTTTCGCTTGTCTAAAGAGGGTTCTAACGTAGGCCGGACATAGACCAACGGCTTGCGCGATTCTTTTTCCTCGTTTCTCGCCTTGTTAAGCTCTCGCCTCTTTTGCCTTAACAAGACCCATTTTCCTTACTCCTTTTGGCTTAGTTAAGCAGAACCGCCCAATCACTTTACTTGACAGAACGCGCGAGAATGTGCTTTGCCTCGCGTGCGCTGGCGTGTACGCGCAAGTGATCGCGATGCCGACCGAAACCCACGAACGAATTGCGGAGAACCTGGAAAAAATTCCGCCTGACATTTCGCGCGACATGCGCGCGACGTTGACGCTGATTCCTGAGCTGCGCCAGCTCGTCGCCGGTGCGCTGATCCGCGCGCTCGGCGCTACCAAGACCTACTGGGACAAGGAAGCGGATCGGTGGACCCATGTCCCCGACTTCCTCGCGCAAACCAAGGCGGCCGCGCTTCTTGTGGCCTATTCTGACGGCCTGCCGATGCAGTCCACGGTCAATCTGAACGTGGAAGCCGGCGCCAAAGGCTTCTCGATGGCCGATGCGTTGGCGAACTCGCCGGCGCTGCGCGACTACATGCGCGCCGAGCTGGCCAAGGTTGAGGCGAAGGCGCTTCCGGCGTAGTTTACCAACGAGTTGCGAAATCTGGCGAGTATTTCGCGGCGTTTCCGCGCTCTGCGCGTTGCGCTATC